GGGAGGCAAGGTAGCGGTCGCGCCCCGTCTTGCGGCGGGGGAGGTTAGAAGAGGACGTCGTCGTCGAGGGCGGCGCTGTGCTGCGGGCCGGGCGCTGGCTCGACGTCATGCCAGACAGCCTCGTCAATCTGCTCCTTCGGCGAGGGAGCTGGGGCGGGGAGCATGGGCGTGACCTCAACGGGCGGGTCGGTCTTGATGTCAGCGATGACGAGGTGCTTAGCTGCGAGCTGAAGAGGATCGCCGCCACGCAGGGTCGGGCCATCGCCAGAGCTCGGCTCAGCCGCCACAATCCAGGTGATAGTGAACTCGCCTTTGCTGTGACCGTAGCTGGAGGCGATGACCTGCACACAGTCGCGATAAGCGTTGATGGGAGCGATGCGCGACATGGTGCGGCGAACGAGCTCGTTGCCAGCGGCGACCAGCTCGGCGTCGGTGAGGTTTGCGGGGTCCATGTGATGTGTTCCTTCTGCTCAAGGTGGGGTGGATGGGTTCAGTAGTCGTCGTAATAGCAGGGATCAGGCTCCCACTCCTCGGGATGCTCGGCGAGCCACTGCTCGAACTTCTCGATTTCCTCGGGGGTGAGTGTGATCTCCTCCTCGGTGTCGAGGCGAGTGGCCTTCTCATAGGTGCGGAAGAGCGCGCCGCTGCCGGGATCGTAGTTCTCTGGCGGGCCGGATAGGCCAGACGCAGGCGAGCCATACTCTTCCACACCGTACTCGATGTTGACCTCGATCTCCTCGGCAGGGTCGTCGCGGTAGAGGGTGTAGGTGGTGTCGTGCGGGTAGAGGCGGTAGTGGGGAAGAGACATGAGGTGGGTGCCTTTCGTTGAGGGGCGCGAAGCGCCGTTTTGTGGGACAATTTCAAGATGGGATTGTATTATTCCTTGAAACCCTTCAGGTGTCAATAACTGTTACTATCTCGAGGGGCGCTATGGGATTGTCCCACAATTTGCCTTGTCTATCAACCTCTGCGTTTTGCCTGAGCCATTACTGCGAGGAAGGCGCGATAGTCTTCTGCAGCAGGGATGGTCCAAGTTACCTCGCCGTTGGCCTTTTTGTAGATGATGCAGACGGTGCCGTCCGCGCGCCTCCATCGCGCAACCTCGTACTCGTTAGTGGTGTGCAGAGGGGTTGCGCCATGGTGAAGCATCAGCCACTGCCCGAAGAGCAGGGTCTGGATACGGCGGGCCTGAGTGGGCAGCCCGCGATAGATGGAGAAGCCGTGGGCGTTGCTGTGGCGACGGCGAGACATCAGCGATCTCCATTCAAAAGCTTGTACTCGGGGCTGTACTCCCCTTCCTCGATCCACTCAGGGTTGTCAAGGGTGTACGGAGATTGGTGCCTGCTACGGGTGCGCGTTGGGCAATGGTAGCCAAGCCAGTCACTTGCCTGCTCCGTAACGTCGGATTGCCACCAGCTATCCTTGGCCTCGATCTTGTCCATGAGGCGTTGGGACAGCGGTGCACCTTTGCTGCCGTCGCGCTTGCGCCAGTAGAGGCCGACGACACCGGCGTCGTACTCGCCGTCAAAGTCGGGGCCGGAGAACCAGACCTCGGCGACGACTGGCAAGCCGCCGAGGATGGTTGCGTGGACGAAGACCATCTCAGGCCACCTGCGCCTGCAGGGGCGCTAGGCGGTGCAGCCCCTTGTTGATGGCGGACTGCGCGCCGAGGACGATGATGGCTTCCTCCTCCGCGCGGGTCCAGGCAACATACATGAGGTTGTACTCCTGCTCCAACTGCCAGCCCTCTTCCGCCTTCCAGAAGGGCTGGTAGTCGTGGTAGCCCAGCAGGTAGACGCGCGGCCACTCGCGCCCCTTGGCCTTGTGGATGGAGGCAAGGGTGACCACCTGACGGCTGCTGACGTCATCGCCGAACAGGCTCTTGACGAGGGCGTCGAGGTCGTTGAAGCCTGCCTTCGGCCCGACGGTTTCGAGGCAGCGCTCGATGAGGAGGATGGCCGCGTCGACCTCGTCCTTGAGGAGCTCGGCCGCGGCCTCGCGCTTCTTGTTGGCGAGGCGCATGGCCTCCTGCTCGCGGTAGTGCTCGAGGCCGTCGATCTGCTCGACGAGGGGGTGGTGGGCATAGAGGTCGTCTGCGCGCTTGACGTGGTCAAGGAGCTTGTTGCCAAGGTCACGGCCCTCGATCTTGGCCGGCGTGCCGCGGCGAAGGAGGCCGAGGGCCACGGCGACGTTCGGCTTGTTCAGCCGGCAGAGGATGGCGTCGCCGGGAGCTGGCGCAGCTAGGAAGTCCTGTGCAGGCAGCGGCTCACGCTGGTGTCCAGCTGCAGGCAGCGCTTCTTGTCGGAAGGCCATCTTCCGCACAGTGCCCTTGCCGACCTTGCTCGGTGCAGTCTGGATGCCGGGGACGATCTTGCGTGCCTCGACGAGGATGGCGTCGGCGCAGCGCCAGCAGATGCTCAGGGGCAGCGTGACGGAGTTGGTGCTGCGCTGGCGGATGCGGTCGAGGCTGTCGACGCTTGCGCCGGTGAAGCCGTAGATGGCCTGATGAGGGTCGCCGACCGCGATGAGCCTGCCACCGGGCTTGCGCGACCTGAAGGCGAGCTCGCGCCGGGTGGCGTTGATGTCTTGGGCCTCGTCGATGAGCACGTTGTCGTAGAGGCGGAGGGGCAGGGAAAGGAGGAGGGGCAGGTAGACCATGTCGTCGAAGTCGATCATGCCCAGCTTGCGATTGGAAAGCTGCAGGAGCTCCAGGGCATCGTCCACGAGGTCGTCTGCGCTGTAGTCGCCCTCGAGCTCCGTGTCGAGGTTGAAGTGCTCGATCAGCTGGTGCCACGAGCCGCGGGAGTTGAAAGCAGGAAACTGCTCCCTGCCGTCACAGGCGGTCAGGCCAAAGCCGCTGTTCTTGGCCATGCTGGTGAGGGAGCGGATGTGCCGCGCGTTGAGGTGGGCGGGGTCGCTGTCGCGCCGGTCGCGCAGCATGTCCTTGCAGAGGAAGGCAAGCTTGCCGCCTTGCACTTGGGCTTGCTTGTGCCCGCCGGCCTTGAGAGCGCTGAGGCCATGCGCATGCACGGTGCTGACCTGCACCATGGCCTTGAGGTGGAAGGGCAGGTCGTCGCCGACCTTGCGCTTGATCTCCTCAGCAATGGCCTTGTTGAAGGCCATGAGGAGGCTGGTGCCGGAGAGGTGCTGCAGGCCGGCGATGACGGTGGAGGTTTTGCCTGCGCCTGCCTTGGCATCGATGATGACGTCGGCGGTGGAGGTGGCGAAGGTGGAGAAGATTGCCTGCTGCTCGGGGGTGGGGGAGAAAGAGGTCATACTACAAAGTCCTTACTTCAGGCCATAGCTGGCGTTGTGCTCAAGGCGCGCGTTGAGGTTAGTGATCAGCTCAAGCACGCGCTCGGGGAGGAGGGAGGTGAAGAAGCTGCTGTCGCCGTCCTCGCCTGAGCCGCCAGCGACGAAGACGTAGCTGCCCTCTGTGGTGACGGTCTGGCGCTCTTGCCATGGGGCGTCGCCGGGGAGCAGCTCGGCCTTGACCTTGGGCGTGACAGCGACGATGGCGTTGACGCGCACGTAGCTGAGCTGATGCTTGCCGTTGGCCTGCGCGAAGGGGAGGGCCAGCCAAGAGATGGAAGTGCTCACTGTGCCTGCCCTCCGTCCGTGACCTCGAAGAGGCACAGCCCGCAGCGGGCGTGAAGGACCGAGTGCAGATCGCTGACGAAGAACTGCGCGGTTTTGGTCGCAGCGTCGCGGTCAATCTGCAAGCGGAAGACCTCGTCCAGCAACATGCTAATCGCGTTGACGTGGAGGGTCATGGCGTTGAGGCTGTTCATGGCCTCATCTGCGGTGCGGAAGCGGACGGTGGGCTCGGGCACCTCTGCGATCGGATAGCCGGTGAGGTTGCGGAGCTGGAGGGTGATGCCGCGAAGGAGGGCATCGCCGCTGTCGTTGATGCAGTCGGCGGCGAGGTGCCACTGCTGGTCGGTGAGCGTCGGGGGCATGTGGGGTTCCTTAGCTGTGGTGGAGGGAACAGCTGGGCTCGGCTACGAGCGGGGCTTGCTGCCTTGGGCGAGCAGCTGCGAAGGGGGAAGCGCGGGCGGGCACTGGCGCTGGAAGGTGAAGATGCGGCCGACGCTCTGGCGCAGGGCGTTCGGCGGGCCAGCAAGCGCTTTGCGTCGGGCGAGGAAGGCCTCGGCATCGCGCTTGCTGGTGAAGGGTACGAGGTCGACGTTGCGCGGGGAGCGGACCATCCAGCGCTGGGCGCGATGGGGCTGGGTGTCAAGCCAGCCTTGGCCGGGCTCGCGGCGCTGGGGGATGATGAGGAAGCGGGTCACTTGAGCAGCCCTACCTTCGCTACGAGGAACTCCGTGAGGAACAAAGCCTGGTGCTTGGTCATCTCGATGAGATTGTTACAGCCCGTGTCGGTCGCAAAGCTAATGATACAGGTGCTGCCCTCGACGATGCGGACGGCGAGGGTAGTGCCATCGGGCTGGCGAAGCTCAAACCTCGCGCCGAGGCCGGGGACGGACGTTGTGCTGAGGCTAGTGCGTTTGCGGGCCATGTCAGAAGTCTCCTTTGTGATAGCCTGCGAGGTAGGCTGTGTGGGCGGTGTTGAAGGGGCCATGCGGCTCGCCGTCGCTATCGCTCCAGCACCAGCCGGGACCGCCGATGATGCGCGAGGTCCAGGCAACGGTGAAGGGCTGGCCATTGCTGTTGGTATGGTCGCCTTCGCCCAACAGCGTCACGTTAGCGCTGCGGACGACGGGAGCGGAGAGGATGCGACGGAGGTCAGCGTTGGTGTCGCTAAAGCGGGTCATGAGAGTGGCCTTTCTGTGTTGCCTGATCACAATTATAGCGATTTGGCCGCGGCTGGCAATGGGCGGTGTTTGGCTGGTGTGCGGTGTATTCGGTGTCATACGCGTGCAGGGTGTCATACGTCTGCCGCCGGTGCCACGCCGTGCAGTGCCCAGTCAGGCAAGGGCAGTACGTTGCCGTCTCTGTCGAGAAGCAGGGGGAGTAGGTGCGGAGCGTTGATTGGGAGCAAGGCTGTGCCGCGATAGCTTTCGCGTTGCTTGTGCGCTTGCAAAAGGGGATCGGCGTTGAGCTCAGCAACAAGGCGCTGCTGGGCTTTTGCTCGCTTTGCGCGGTTGCTGGCCTCGCGCTGCTGCTGCTGGCGCGGGGTGAGGGGCACGCCCGCTCGTGTATGCGTGGGTGTGGTGAGGGGACGGCTGCTGCGGGCTTCGCGGTTGGCAATGCGGAGACGCTGCTGGGCCTCCAGGTGCTGCTTCATCTTGTGGCCGAGGCCGGCAAAGTGCTTGTCGAGATCAGTTAACGTAAGCGGCCGCTGAAGGGCGCAAAGCGGCAGGATGAAGGCTGCGAGGATGCGGAGGCTGCGGGCGAGGTCACGAACTAGCTGCTGGGGGGGATCGGCGTCTTTGCCTTCCTCTGCTAACTCTCGGGCGAGGTCGAGGATGTGGCTGGCAGGAATGGGCTGGCCAAGCCGTGCGAGGTAGCGGAAGCGCTCCGTTGCGGCGAGGAGGGGAAGGTGGAAGCGCGGGGGAAGGGGAATGGGCATGGCGGGGCTCCGGAGGGAGGGGTTGGGCCGTGGGACAAGGGCGGGCGGTTGGGGCGGGTTGCTCCACTGCGCTCCGCTAGGCGGGCTTAGTGGCGCATAACATAGTGGTCAATATGGGGGCGTTGCGGGGCGTAACACGCCCGGGTGAGGCTGGTGGCTTCAGGCTGTGCTGTGCTTTGTGCTCTATAGTATCTGAAAAAAATTTTTAAAAAGAGGGGGTATTACAACACAAAAGCACCTGAAGGGAGAGAGAGGTCGCGCAGGCTGATGGGAAGTAGGATGTAATACAATCCCAACTCGCAATTGTAACACACGAGCCGCCCTTCAGGCTGGGCAGCAATACGGCGAAAAGCTGGGCGAAAAGGGGCATTATGTTATGCGGCGGCTAGCCGGGCAAGCGGAGCCTAGTGGATCAAGCATGTTCTAGCCGCCCGCGCCTCGCCTGAGCAAATTTCCCGCCACGCTGGGGCCCTTCCGAAACCCCGGCGGCGCAGGGTGCGGAAACGCTGGGCAAAGAAAAACCCCCGCTTGCTAGGCGGGGGCTCGATAGGTTGCAGGTTGAAACGGGTCAGTAGGCAGGTGCTGCGTAGGGATCGCGGGTAAGCAGACTTCCACCGTAGCGCCGCTCCATCAGCCGCGCAGTGTTCATCAACCGCCGTTCCTCAGTCACAAGCGAGTGAACCTGATCGACGTTGCCCTCGTATGCGGCCGCTTCAGCCATGCCGCGCACTAGTCGGGCGGTCTCGTAATAAGCGGCGGTCAGCGTGTTGGCGTCAACGGGAGTCGGGGTGCTCTTGCGTGCCATGATTTTGCCTTTCGTGAGGTGCAGGGAAATGGTGGGGGGCGATCGCACCGCCCCCGGCTGGCTTAAATGTCGATGGCGCTCAAGTCCAGCCCTGCCTTCACATTCGCGCGCTGCTTCGCGGCTTCCTCGGCCAGCCCCTTATACTTCGCCTCGATGCGGTCGCGCATGGCGGCAACGTCCTCAGCCTTAGCAGGCTTCCCGCCGTTGTCCCTTGCCGACAGCGTCAGTGCAAGGGCATCCATGAAGCGGCTGAACGTCGCGGGCTCCTTCTCGCCGAAGGCATCCTTGACGGCAGCCTTAATGGCCGCCTCGATCTGCCGCATGGTCGCGCCAGCCGCGAGCCGCTCTGCGATGAACGCCTCCTTGAGCGCCGCGCTGGCGCGCTCGCCGCCGCCGCCCTTGCCAGCCCAGTCGCCCGTCATCCAGACGGCCACGCGCTTGTCGCGCATGCTGGCCCACACATCATCACTGTTCTCCTTGCCGTTCTCATCCTTGCCTCGGCTGACGTTGTTCACCGCGCCGATGAGGCCGTTGAGGACCGCGAAGCGGATGACCTGCGGGTGAGCCTTCGCGATGGCGCTGACGGGGATCAGGGTCTCGCGGCCGGTGTCGCCCAGCGCAACCTTGACGTCGGTCGGCAGCTCGATGCTGATAGTGATGCTCATAACATTGGCCTTTCGTCATGGGGTGGAACCACCCACCCCTTCGTTCCGACTCGGTGTCGGTATGCATATGAATACACGAGTCGCACCAAGGTTCCAGCAAAAAGTGATGAGGCTTTGTAACAAATTGTTGCTGATGCCCAACATGCGCGAAACGGCTGCGCCACGCAAACGTTGCTAGATTGTAACGCAACGTTGCTGGGGGTGGGTGCCTAGGGGGTGGCCTCCTCCCCACAAAGGGCACCCTTCCGTCGGCGGGGCAGCCTGAAAAATTTCGCAGCAAGTTTTGCGAGGCTAGTCCCCAGCAGCCTGAAAAATTTCCCGCCAAGTTTTAGCAAGGCCTTCGCAGGCCAATTCCCCCAGGCCTGCCCGCCTTGTCCTACGCGGGGGCGGCTTCGACTTGATGCCGCCCCCTCCTTCCTCTACCTTGCCTGCAACCGCGCAGGTGCGCAACGTAAGCTGGAGGAAGCAAGGTGGCCGGACCTGGGATGAAGAGCACGGCGGACTTTTCCGTCGGGGAGCGGCGTAGGCCGATCGACGGCTATGTGCTGCCGAACATTCGCCCGATCCTCAACGTGCAGGTGGGCGTGCCCCTTGCCGTCAACGTGCGCATCGACGGAGGCAAGCCGCCGTTCCGCTACTCCGTCAGCAGCGACCCGGTGATGACCATCAGCCTAAGCGGCCGACTGACTGGCACGCCTGGGGGTAACGACTTCGTGGTCAGCGCCACGGACGCGGTCGGCAACACGGCTACGCTGACGGTGAGCCCCGCCGGTGGCGTGCAGCCGCAAATCTTCTTCAGCCAGCCCAGCGTCACCATCACCGAGGGCAACGCGGGCACCACCACCAGCATCACGCCGATTGCCAAGCGCACCAGCACGGAAGGTGCGCTGACAGCAACGGCCACCTTCAACGCTGGCACCACCAACGCCGCGGACTATGCTGGTGGCACCCTGCCTGCCAACCAGACCTTCAACTTCGCTGATGGGAGTGACACGGCCAACGGCCAGCCCGTCGTCATCAATGGCGACAACACGCTGGAGCCGGACGAGAACTTCAGCTTCGTGTTGGTGGCGCCAAACGGCTACGTGCTGGGCTCGCCGAGTACCCTGCAGGGCACCATCGTCAACGACGACGCCAGCACGCAATTCAGCGACCCCGACCTGAACCTCGCCTACAGCTTCCGGCAGCGGGTGAAAAGCTATGAGCCGGCAAGCGGCGACAAGGCGGCTGCCCTCTTCGCGGCGTTCCCAGCCCTCCGCACGTACCTGAGCGTCGGGCACAAGAGCCAGGCGCTGACGAGCATTGTTGGCTCCGGCGACAGCCGGTGGAACAATAGCACTGGCGTGCTGAGCGTCACCACCGGCGCGCCGAACGTCAACAACCTGAGCATCCCCGGCAGCGTGTTTGTCGGCGCCAGCGTCACGACGAACGTGAGCATCACCGACTCGCTGATCAGCGCGAAGCAGGATGGCAGCGAGCCATCCTATAAGGTCCAGAAGGACAACAGCGACACCTACTACGTCAGCATTGCTGATGTGACGATGGAAACCGGGCAGGCAAATGACGTCGCCTACTTCATCATGGAGCGGGTTTATCAGCGCTACTCTGCTGCGGACAATGTGAAGGGCGGCACCGGAGGTGCGGCGACTGCGCCGCAGCAGATCAGGCGTAGCTGGTTCGAGGCCTGCGGGTATGGCAACCCGGCTGCACACGGCGACGGCGTTCAGTATAGCACGGTCGGACGCTCGCGCGTGGTCAGCTGCGTGTTCTACTCCTCGCCCAGCGACAGCCAGTATAGCACCGGCAGCTACGGCCTGACGAACGCGCTGCGGATCGACAGCAGCGGCTCGCCGAAGAACGTGGAGGAGGTGCACTTCCTCGGCAACCTGTGCGCCTTCGGCAGCTACTACCCGGTCACGGTCACGGCGCAGCAGACGGATAGCATCACCCGCAACATCACTGTGGCGTTCAACATCTTTGCGCCTGCGGCCTTCCGGCTCAGCGGCAATGCGGGCGACGCCGTGCAGGTGCATCCGAACTTCACGGACGTGCTGACACTGGGCGGCGGCTACAAGGAGAACATCGGGTTCTTCGGGAACGAGGTCTTCGGCTACGGCCCTGTAGTCTACAAGGACCGCACCTCGCCGCAGGCAAGCATCACAGGCATTTGGTTCTGGAACCCGGCGACGCTGGATGCGCGCACCAAGGCGCTCTGGATCGACCTTGGCCTGCTCAACGCTGATGGCACGCCCGCGGTCGGCATGCTGAGGAGCGTGGCGGGCACCTACAGCCAGCAGCCGAAGACGGTCGCCACCACCGGGGCTGTGCCGCTGAACCTCGACCTCAGCATGGTGCCCGACGGCACCCCGATCACCCTCCACCTGCCATCGGGCACCAATATGCATGACCTGGAGTACGTCGCATGACTGTCTTTGCAGAGAACTTCAACCAAAACGTCTCCACGCCGCTGGAGAGCATCAGTCCGTGGCAGCGCATGTTCGGCGAGGTTAACGCCTTCGTCACGACAGGTACGGGTAGCAGCGGCCTGCTGAAGAAAGATGGCTCCACGGCCGCAGCCATCGTGGCGTATAGCATCGGCGCAGCGGGTGGGGCTGTCCAGATCGTCGGCGGTGACCTGAAGTTTGCGACGGGCATCGGCTTCTTCACGAACGGCAGCGGCGTGGATGCTGCCAGCTTCAACGGGTACTTCGTCCGGATGCAGACCGGCCTGACGGCCGCCCGCGTCTACAGGGTGACGAACGGTAACGTCACTGGCGAGTCGCCGGTTATCAACGTCAGCGGCCTTGCCAACGGCGATGGCATCACGCTGCGCAGCGACAACAGCGATCCGACGAAGACGGTGCTGACGCTGTACCAAAACGGCACGCAGCTGGGGACGTACACCGACACGGCTGCCAACCGGAAGACCGGCGGCGTGCTCGGCATCATGTCGAATACGACGGGCGGCACCAGCGGCTCGGGCGTCGACAACTTCACTGGCAATGATGGTGCCAGCGTCGGCGCCAGCATCATGCTGACGGAGGTGCCGGAGGGCTTCAGCTGGGAGGGCAAGCGCGGCACGAGCAGCATCCCGGTAAGCGGCACCTACGCCAACGGCGTGCCGACTGCAATCCAGGCGCGCGTGATCGACCGCGTGACGGGCAACCCTGTCTCTGGCTTTGACTGGCAGACGGTGGTGACCTCGCCCTCCGGTGGCGCGTTCACCTATACCGTCAGCGGCCTGCCGCGCGGCGGTTGGTACAGGCATCAGGTGCGGTTCGCGAACGACACTTCCGTCCGCTATGATGGCGCGAACGACTTCAGCGTGGGAACGGTAGTGCCGCTCGCTGGACAGTCACAGCTGCACAAGCTGCGCAGCGATGGCGCGGGTACGGCAGGCGTTCCAGCCTTCCCGACAGGCATGATCGCCTCGGTCCTCCACGCCGTCACGGAGACGCCGGCAGGGGGCGCGCCCTGCACCGCTACAGTCACCAAGATCACCAGCGCGACGAGCGTTGGCTCCGGCCTCTACAGTGCGGCCGTGCAGATCTGGCTGGATACGGGCGAGCCGATCATGCTGGTCGACATCAACATTCCGGGCACCGGCCTGCAGGACTACACGGCGGATGCCGCAATTCCTGGGACCACGACCCCGATCCGCACCGGGTTCCTGATCCCCATCATGCAGGCGTGTCGGGGCCAGACGACTGCGGCCATCTGCTTCTGGGGCACGGCGCTGATTAGCTCGGAACAGACGACGCCGGGCTGGTTCGCGACCAACATCGCGACGTTCATGGGCTACCTGCAGGCGCAGTTGGGCTTTCTACCCAAGCTGTGGATCATGCCGCACCCACGCAGCTGTGATGACGACGGCCTGACCAACGGCAAAAACTGGAAGCTGCGCAACGCGCAGATGCAGCTGGCGCTGGGTGGCGGGGACTACGGGCTGGCAGGCTTCCTGCTGGACTGGCAGATGGTTGACGACGGCAGCCCGCACCAGGTGCCCGGCCTAACCGGCAACATCAGGGGTGGCACGCGTATGGGCCGCTGCATCTCTAGTGCGATCATGGGGGCTAACGTGCCTCGGTTCGGGCCGACTGTGGTGGAGGCTCGGTTCACCAGCGCAGCCAAGACGGCGATCGACATTACCTATGATGCTGACATCGAGACGCCTGCCGGGATCATCGACAACCTGCCGCTGTTCAGCGTCAGCACGGATAACTGGGCACAGACCAACAACTTGCCTGCGGTGTACGAGGCTGGGTTCACGGCTGCGATCGTAAGTGCGCGCAAGGTGAGGCTGACGAAGACGAGCGGCGCCTGGACCGGCAACCCGCGCGTGGACTACTGCCGGAGCACGCCGTGGGATACCGAGGGCGGCGCGTTCGGCGGCGAGGCCAATATCACGACTCGGCTGGATCAGATGCTGTTCGGCACTGACGGCTTCGATGGGGGCAGGGGCCTTCCGGCAAGCCCGCCGATGGGCAGCGGCGTCGTGGTGCAGGACTTCGGCGCGGCTCCGACCTACACCACCATTACGGCGACGGGCTCCACGGTCACGCTGACGAAGGCGCAGGCTGCGACGCTGCGGATCAAGGACAAGGGAACGGCACGAGCTGCGGGGACGGGCAGCGAGTCCATCAGCCTGAACTGGAACAGGCAGACCGGCGACCTCACCGGCAACCCGGTCGACGGCATCCGGAGCAAGGTGACGGTGGCCTGAAGCTGGTGGCGGTGTCATACACGGCACCGCCACTCCGCTTGCAGCCTGCCCGCCACTCGTGCCACAACCCTCGCACAGGAGCAGCACAATGGACTTAGACCTCAGCGGCGTGGACACCATGCCGATCATCACCTGCACGATCGAGGGACTTCTCGAGCCCAGCGACCTCGCGGCGCTTGCCAGCGGTGAGCTGAAGCAGAAGGTCGACGAGGCCGAGCAGCACGCGCAAGAGGTCGTGACGGCTGCGGCTGAGCCGGTGGACAATCCGGCCGACCTGAAGAAGCTGCGCGAGCGGCATCATGCAGTGGCGCGGCTGCTGGCCAGCGGGGTCTCGCCGGGGCTGGTCGCCACCATCACTGGCTACACGCCGCAGTACATCAGCATCCTGCAGAACGGCCCTGCCTTCAAGGAGCTGCTGGGCCTCTACAAGATGCAGATGGGCAGCAACACGATGGTGCTGACCGAGAAGCTGCGGACTGTGGCGATGGAAGCGGTCGAGAAGATTGAGAAGAAGGTGCGCACGGACGAGGACCTGAGCGTCAGCGATCTCGTCGGCGTGGCGAAGCTGGGGCTGGATCGAAGCGGGCATGGGCCCAGCAGCAGTCACCACGTCACCAGCGAAAGCCATCAAATCGACCATGCGCGTCTGGCTGAGCTCAACGCAGCAGCGCGAGCAAGCAGCGCGGAATACATCGTGCCGAGGCATAAGGTGGTCGAGAGCCTGCCGAAGCCTGTAGCCGAGGAGGACGAGGGCTGATGCTGCCTGTTGAAGAGTGGCGGCTGACGGACACGCGCATGGGTGCCAGCACCAACAGCACAACGACGAACAAGGCGATGCTGGCGGGCATCCGCTACCACAAGCGCATCTATAAAATCCTACGCCTGAACGCGGGCTTGCAGTGGCCGGGCTGGCAGCTTATGGTGGAGCCATGGTTCAAGGCGGTCAAGTCGCAGAGGCTGTGCAGCCCCGACACCGTGCTGCTAAATCGGGAGCGCGGCGAGGCGCTCGTGATCGAGGTCAAGAAGAACTGGAGGGACGGCAGGGATGAAAAGCTCCTCGGACTCTACCTCAGCGTTGTTCGCTCGGCGTTTGGCGTTGACACTCGTCCTCTTATGGTGGTTGGCAACGTTCGTGGTCTGGCTCATAAGCCGCTCCTGAGTTTTGCTGATGTTATGGAAGCAGGCTGGGGGTGGCAGTGGGGCCGCCCGACGCCGACGCTATTGGTGCCCTGATGCCGATTGATAAACAGAGCCAAGTGCTGCTGCAGGCCGCGGTGGAGCGGAGTAGCTGGGACCCGGCGTACTTCCTGCGCTTCTTCCTCAGCCACTGGTTCCCGAGCGACCTGCCGCCGTTCCATCTTGGCATCCTCGCGCTGATGCAGCGGAAGGTGGAGTTCCTCAACCACTACCCGGCGGCGCACAGCTTCCTGCTGGAGCACTTCCGCTACGCAGCTGACCCGGATGATCCTGACAGCGTCGAGCTGCCGGTGTTCCAGAAGAACCCGGAGGGCAAGATCATCATGGTCGCGGGCGAGCACAATAACATCATCGTGCCTCGCGGTTTCAGCAAGACTACGCTGATGAACGGCTCGAACCTCTACGACGTGCTCACTGACGGCAAGACGTTCTGCGTTTATATCTCGAAGAGCAGCGACCACGCCGAGACTCAGCTGGGCAACATCAAGATCGAGCTGGAGACGAACGGGCTTCTCCGCAACGCTTATGGCAACGTGGTGCCGACGCGGGCTGACGTCGAGAAGTGGCAGAGCGACCAGCTGCAGCTGACCAATGGCGCGATCCTGGTGGCGAGGGGCCGCGGCGGTCAGGTCCGCGGTCTCAACTTCCAGGCTCGAAGGCCGAACCGGATCGTGCTGGACGACGTGGAGGACGACGACAAGGTCGCGAGCACGACGGAGCGGACGAAGAACGAAAGCTGGTTCTACAGCAGCGTTGAAAAGGCTGGTCAGGTCATGGAGGGCATGATCGGCCACAAGGACGCGCAGGACCCGCTGCGGATCACGAACCTCGGTACGTTGCTCGGCGCCGAGTGCCTCATGATGACGCTGGCCAAAGACCCGAAGTTTAACACTGTGCGGTTCGGCGCGAAGCTGAAGCTGGATGAGCCGGATGATGAGCAGATGCTCTGGCCGTTCAAGATGGGGTATGAGACCTATCAGCGTGAGCGGGCTCGACACCAGAAGGTGGGCAAGCTGGCTGAGTTTACAAGGGAGCTCGACAGCAGCATCCGCGTGACGGACGAGAGCGTCTTTCCCTCCACCTTCATCTATCAGCCCACGCCGCTGAGCGACCTCGTCCAGCGGGCGCTGGCGCTTGACCCCGCAATCAGCAAAAGCAAGCGGGCGGACAGCGCTGCGCTGGTGGTGGCTGGTCGGCGGGCCAGCGACGGTGCGCTTTGGTTCCTCGATGAGTGGGGCGGGAAGGGCAAGGAGCCGAAGGAGCTGATTGATGCCGTGTTCGAGTACAGGCGAAAGTGGCAGACGATCCTACAGGGCATTGAGGCGATCGCGTATCAGGAGGCTCTGCTTTACATTATGCGCGAGGAGATGGCGCGTCGGCAGGATTATTTCGTGGTTGAGGCGATCCGGCATGGACAAGCCGAGAAGCTCGCGCGCATTGAGGGCATTCTCAGCCCGCGCTACAAGGTCGGTGTCGTCAGGCACTTGCGACCGCTGAGCAACCTTGAGGGCAACCTCGCCGACTGGCCGAACGGCAAGAAGGACTTTGCTGACGCGGCGAGTATGGCGCTGAAGCTGCTGGGCGAGAGCCAAGACCTCGCGCTCGGGCAGTTTGTTGGGCCGAGCACGCTGGCGACTGTGCAAGACTACGCGCCGTTGCCCGAGTTGCAAACGCTCGGCGGATATATCATGGAAGGTCGCGGCAGGGTCAATATTGGCCAGCGCTACCCGGTCTGAAGGAACAAGAGATGGCGACCAATCCCTTTGCTGCCTTTGCGGGTGCCGCGGCGATGCCTGCGACCATGCCGCAGCCTGCCCTGCCCACCTCGCCCGCGGACTATGCGCTGCAGCCTGGTCTGATGACTGGCGGCGGGCTGCTGGACGGGTTCGTGGCGCAGGCGCCTGCAGTGGCCCCAGCCCCGACGCCTGCGATCGACAAGCTGACGCCGGGCAGCGACGTGCATGGAGAGGTGCTGCGGAAGCTCGATGCCGCGCTGAAGTTCAGCCGCGACGAGATGAAGAAGCACTATAGCCGCTGGAACTTCAATGAGCTGAAAATCCAAGCGTACACAGGTATGCAGGATTATGAGCAGCTCATGGGTAGCCTGAACCGGGGGAACGAGCCGCCGCAGCTGGGCAGCGTCGTGGTGCCCTATACGTATGCGACCATCCATGCTGCGGCCACGTTCGTCGCCACGGTGCTGCTGGGCCGGAAGCCGGTCTTTCCGCTGCTGGCGACGCGCGGCACTGCGGTCGAACGCGGCCGGGGGATGGAGGCGGCGATCCAGAGCCACCTCGATGCGAGCCGCGGGTATGAGACGCTGTGGCAGGGCATCTGGGACAGCTTCGTGTACGGGTTCGGCCCAAAGCGCCTGACGTGGGAGACGCGGCGAGGGAACAGCATCAGGTGGAACGCTGGTGTGCGTAGCTACAGCGAGGAGCTGACGTTCGCCGGGAACGTGCTGAGCGCGGTCGATCCCTATGCCTATTTCCCTGATCCGCGCGTAAGCATCAGCAAGTGCAACGTCGAGGGCGACTTCATCTTCACGGAGATGAAGCTGAGCGAAACGACGCTGCGCAGCATGGAAACGGCGCAGCAGCTGAAGTTCGTGGACGAGGCCATCAGGAAGGCGAAGGGTCGTCGGGTGGAGGTGGTGGCTGATAGCCGTCGGCGCGTGCGGCTGGGCATCGGCGCAGGTGAGCTCCTGCCCACACCCTCGAACGTGGTCGGCTTCCAGAAGGTGGTCGAGGGTACGGTGCGGCTGGTGCCGAAGGACTGGAAGCTGGGCGACGGGAAGGACGCCGAGCTCTGGAAGTTCATGTGGGTCGAGGGCGGGCAGATCATGCAGGCGGAGCCGCTGGGCATGATGCATAACCAGCACCCGTATGTGGCGCCGGAGCCGACCAGCTTTGGGCACGAGTTTATGAGCCTGAGCATGGCCGACATGATCGGCAACTTTCAGGATATTCTGAGTTGGCTGGTCAGCAGCAGGATCGAGAACGTGCGCGCCAGCGTGCAGAACACGTTCGCCGTCGACCCCAGCCGGATCGACATCAACGACATCAGGAGCAACGTGATCGGCCGACTCATTCGGCTGAAGCAGACGGCGATGGGCCTGCCGGTGAAGGAGGCGATCCAGCAGATCATCACGCAGGACGTCACGATGGGAAACCTGACGGATATGCAGAACATGCGTATCCTGGCGGATACCATCACAGGCGTGAATGATAACATGCGTGGCATCCAAACGGCGGGGGGTCGTCGCTCGGCGACCGAGGCGCGGATCGCCATGCAGAACGGCGGTGGTCGGCTGAGCCAACATGCGGTGCGGATCAGCTCGCAGGCCTATCACCCCATGGTCGAGCAGATGATCAGCAACATTCAACAGTTCATGCCGGATGAAATGTGGGTCGAGGTGACGGGGGACGACGGGCAGCTCGACAGCAGGAAGATGACGCCGGATATGCTGGTGGGCAGCTTCAACTTCCAGATCAGTGATGGCACGCTGCCGTTCGATAAGCAGGCGCTGGTGGAGGTCTGGAAGGAGATCATGCTCGGCGTGGCGCAGGACCCGGAGCTGCGGCAGGGTTGGGACCTGAATGAGATTTTCCGCTACACAGCCGATCTTGGCGGCGCGAAGAACATTGACAGCTTTCGGCGGCAACCGCCTCCGCAGGTGCAGACGGCTGCGATGGCTGATCCGGGCAGCGACCCGAACCTGCAGGCGCTGGGACCGGCGATGCCGACGCAGCCACTGATGTTGGGGAGCGGGTTTCAGGGGTAAGGGGCAGGGAGTGTAATACATTTCCAAGTCGCAATTGTGTTACATTCTGAGCATAGGAGCAGCTATGACGGACAAGAAGCGCACCGAGGTAGCGGTGCAGGAATGGCTCGACAGCGTCACGGCGGTGACAAGCGTGGCCGACCTGACGCTGGATCAGGCCGATGACCTCCTAAGTCTCATCGGGCACCCGGGCATGAAGCTGCTGCTGGGGCTGATGATTGGCATCAGGCAGGGCTACTATTTGCAGCTTGGCAACGCGCAGCTTGGTACGCCGGAAGGAGTCTATCACGCTTCTGCCATACAAGGCGTTATCAAGGGAATTGATCTTTTGCCTCAGGAGCTGTTACGACTCGCCGTACCAGATGAGGCACCCTCGCAGGAGCAGAAGTGATGGACCCGAACGCACCAGGAAACACAGGCGACAACGGCGGCTCGATCGAACAGACGATCGCTGACGTTTTTGCGCTCGACGTGCAGGAGGCGCCCCCCGCTTCCGCACCGGCGGGGGGAGAACCCGCGGCTGCTCCTGCGGCCCCCGCCGAACCCACCCCGCCGCAGCCAGCCCCGGCACCGGCAGCTCCGGAGGCGGCCCCGGCCCTCCCTCCGCTTGCTGCGCCGACGCCTGTGCCTGCGGCGCCCACGCCGTCTCTGGCAGCTCCTGCGGCACCGGCCGCGCCTGCCGCACCCAATGAGACGGCGCTGGAACTGGCCTCGCTGCGTGCGCGCGTCGAGGCCTATGAGCGGATGCAGCAACAGCAGCCGCAACCGCAGGTGCCCGGAACCGCGCCTGCACCGTCGCCTGCTCCGCAGGGGGAAGATGCCCCCCGCTACGAGCTCTCGATCCCGCAGCCACTGGCCGAGGCGATTTTCAACGAGAACCCCCAGGTCGCACAAAACGGCATGGTGCATCTCGTCAACTCGCTCGCCCAGCACATCCACCAGCGCGTGTTGCAGGACGTGGGGGGCCGCATGGCTCAGCGCGACCAGCAGTATGCACTCGAGCGTTCGCAACGCGAAGAGCGTGACGCAATCACGCAGATGCAGAAGGACTATTACGGTCGCTTCCCGCAGCACGAGAACCCCGCCGTCAAGGCGATCGTGGCGCAGGAAGCAGGGAAGCTCGCGGCGCAGTATCCCAACGCCCCCTGGGACGACAACTATGTCAACTCCCTCGGTGCGCGGGTCAACGCTGTGATCGACTCGTTCCGTGCCCCGGCAGCACCGGCACCCGCAGTGCCGCAGCCGCAAGTCCCAGCGCCTGCGCCGGTTCCGCCGCGTGCTCCCGCAGCGTTCGCCCCGGCCGCTCCCCAGCGTTCGGGCATCCCAGCCTTCGAGGCCGAGAACGGCCAGGCCGATGTCATCGGGGATACCTTTGGCTTTGGTGGGGGCTAATCCCAGCTCCTGCCTTGATCGAGAATAGGAACAGGTTATGGCACTTCCCGGAATGAAGAGCACCGCCGACTTCGCCGCCGACGAGCGTCCGAAGAACTGGCGGCAGGGCATCCTCCTCAACTCGCCGCGCAACAACGCGCCGCTGTACGCGCTCACCTCCATGATGGGCTCGGAGTCGACCGACGACCCCGAGTTCAGCTGGTGGGAAGAGGACGTGCAGATGTTCGGCTTCAACGTCAGCGCCGATGTCGGCACTGGCGCGACGACCATCGGGCTCGTCAAGGGCGGCACGATGCTGAAGTCGGGCGACATGCTGCGCGTCAACAGCAGCGGCGAGGCGATCCGCGTCGTCAGCGTCGTGAGCGACACCAGCATCACGGTGACGCGCGCGATGGGTCCGAACGGCTCGGCGGCAGGCACTGCCTCCGCCATCACGGCCGCGACGGACAGCAAGCTGCTCTACATCGGCTCGGCCTATCGCGAAGGTGCGCCGCGTGCGCTCGGCGTCAGCTTCAATCCGACGAAGCGCTCGAACGTCACGCAGATTTTCCGTGACCCGGTCGAGCTGACCCGTACCGCAGCGAAGACGACCTTTCGCACCGGCGATCCCTGGAAGAACGATCGTCGCCGTGCAGCGCACAAGCATGCGCTCGGCATCGAGCGTGCGCTGTGGATGGGCTCGCGCTACGAGACGCTCGAGGCCGGCCAGCCGCTGCGCTTCACGGACGGCCTGCTCAACTTCCTGCCCGCGGCGAACATCAAGACCGTCACGGCAGGCGGCGTCGACATGGACGAGCTCGAGGGCTACATGGCCGCGATCTTCGCTAAGGGCAGCCGCGAGAAGGTGGCCTGGGGCAGCATCGCGACGATGATCGTCATCAACCAGATCGTTCGGAAGAATGGCCAGTATAACTGGGGTCCGAACGAGAAGGAATACGGTATGGATGTCAAGCGTCTGTACTCGCCGGCCGGCACGCTGACCTTCATGGAGCATCCGCTCTTCGGTCAGGCCGGGCAGATGCTCGCCGAAGACCTGTTCATCATGGACACGAACAGCCTGAAGTATCGGTACATCACCGATACGGTGCTGCTGAAGGATCGGCAGGACAAGGGCGTTGACGGCGAGGCCGAGGAGTACCTGACGGAGTGCGGGCTGGAGGTCCACCACGCGGATCACCACTACCTCCTGAAGGGCTTCAAGAAGGCCATCAAGGACGACTGAGCTTCCGTGCGAGGGAAGGGTGGAGGGAGGGTTTCGACCTTCCCTCCATTCGCACCTCGGTTTAGGCGAGTGGCGGGGACTCCTCTCCCTGTGGGTAATTCCACCCCGCCACTCACCTAAGCCTAGCAGGAGCGCATCGTGACCACTGTAGCCGAACTTGCTGCCAAGGTCCGTGTCGCCGCGGCAGTCTCCAGCACCTATGACGGCACCGTCGTCACGGACGCGATCACGCGGACGATGAAGCGTATGCTGCGTGACTACAACTTCCCGAAGAGCGTGCGTCGACAGACGTGGGCCGGAGCGGCCATCGGCGCGCAGAGCTACCCTGTGCCTGCAGGCCTCAAGCGGCCACTGGAGCTCCGCTTCACCAACCCTGTCGACGGGACGTGGAGTGACGAGCTCGAACGCAAGGACGGCTTCGTGCTGCCGCAGGTAGGCGATACGGAGCGCCCCTACGGTCGCTACTACTGGATCGAGGGCACCAACCTCTACGTCGACCGACCGATGCCGGTTGGCGGCCTGAACCTCGTCCTCTGGCATCAGAGCCTCGTGGTGGATACGGAGAGCACCACGTGGCTGCTCGACGACTTCGAGGACTTGATCTTCAGCCGTGCTTGCTTCCTCCTCACCAGCGAATTGCGGAAGGAGGAACTGGCGCCGGTATTCGATGCGCGTGTGCAGGATGAGATGACGAGCATCGCCATCTTCGCGAATGAGCTGGAGTGGCAGGGGATGAACATGATGATGAGAGAGGCAAACGGGCCTCGGGGTCAGCGTTACCCCGCGAGCCTCTAAGGTGAGCACGGCGGGTCGCAAGCTGCCAAGTCCTCCCGGAGGCGGCAGCTGGTTGCCATATGCAGGCTTTCTGCTGATGGTGGCCGGGTACGTCTACAATGCTGGGCAAATAACCGCGCAGGTAGACAACAATACAACCCGCATCGTTAAGCTGGAGTCCGTGACGGCGGCGACCGATAAGACGATGCAGGATTTGAATATTCGTGGGGCGCAGAGTGCAACGAAGCTCGACTTTCTGGTCGAGCAGGCAAGGCAGAAGCAGGGGCAATGAAGGAACAGCTTATGCTGCTATCGACGTTGCTGATTACGGCAGGGTCTTGGCTGATGACACAACCCCTTTGGCAGGGGAAGGTGGTCAGCTGGGTCAAGGTCACAGTGCTAGGCTTCGTGCTGCGTGATGGTTTCCAGGCGATTCAGAAGGTGCCGCCTGATATGAAGCACCTTCTCGACAGGTTGCATTAAGGAGCAGAACATGGACCCCGCAATTCCCTGGTATAAGAGCAGCATCATCGTCGGCATCATGGTGTCGCTGGTGTGTAAGGCGCTCGTCGTCAGCGGCCTGACCGGCGACATAGCCGGTGAGCAGCAGCAGCAGATCACGAACCTCCTCGTCACGCTCGCGGGCGGTGCGGGTGACCTCTACGCGCTCATCGGCCGGATGAAGCAGACCCATGCGCCTGTGGTGACGGGCACGGCGAAGAAGGCTGCGGAGTTGATCGAGCAGGCACAGCCGGTCGCCGCAGTCGCGGTGCCGCTGGATGCAGAGGCGGAGGCCGTCGTGCCGCAGAGCCTTGGCGCCGCGCCTGACACCTTCGATGCCTATGGCGTCCTCGGGCAGACCGCTGCCGCGCAGCAGGAGCGCAAGTGATGGACGAGCTCATTCGCACGGAACTCCTCCGCATCCGCGGAGAGCTCGACGAGTTGATCGAGCAGCTCACCGCCGAACCGCAGGAGCGCGAGATCATCTACGGTCAGCAGGTGGACGACACCTTCAAGGCCGGCGTGCTCTGGATCGAGGACAAGCTGAAGCTGGATGCGGACTACCTGATGGCCTGCATGGCGTTCGAGACCGGCGGCACGTTCTCGCCGAGCGTTAAGAACGCCGCAGGTAGCAGCGGGCTCGGCCTGATCCAGTTCATGTCGTTCACCTACAGTAGTATGGTGAAGCTGTACCCGAACCTGAAGAAGGTCGCGCCGAGCCACAGCGCACTGGCGAACCTCACCGCGACGCAGCAGCTGACGTTCGTCTACTACTACTTCCTTAGCTTCGGCAAGGACCTCAGCGGGTGGGAGCTCGAGGACGTCTACATGGCGATCCTGTTCCCACAGGCGATCGGCAAGCCCCTGACCTGGGCTATGCCGTGGGAGGCCGGCAGCTTGGCCTACAAGCAGAACGCTGGGCTGGACCTGAACAAGGACAAGGTGATTACGAAGGCCGAGGCCAGCGCCGGCGTTCGTAAGCGGTATGAGCTGGGACAGCAGCTGCGAGGCTAAGAAAGGAAGAGGAAGATGGCGCGTCGTGAGCCGCTTTATACGGCGTTCGACCCCAGGGTGTTTAGCAGCGGATTGCAGCCTGATCTGCATCCGCTGCTTTCGCTTCTGTGGGAAGCGGCCGCGAACGTGCAGTTTGCCAGTGGAAGGGTGAAGCGACGGCTGCCGCCTGCGCTGATCCACAGTGTCAACGCCAACCCCATTCGCGGCATCAGCCAGCAGCAGGCAACCAATGGCACCCGTTGGCTGTGGACGGTCAACGGCGGCACCATTGCTCGTTGGTACGGCCCCGCGCCTGAGGTATTCGTCGACGACGGTTGGGATCAGCACGAGACCAGCACGAAGCCTGCAGGCTTCTACGACTTCACACATTACGGCGACTGGACGATTATCAACGGCGCTGCCAATGGCAGCAATGGCATCTTTAAGCCGGGTGCAGGCATCATCGGTTTCGGCAACGCGCCAAACGGCGTGGCGACTTTCCTCAAGTATCTCAGCTTCGTCATGGCCTTTGGCTACGGCGCAAGGGGGACGCGTGTCGGCTGGTCGGACGGCGATAACATCGAGGAGTGGACGGCGAGCGCCAGCAACCTCGCAGGCGCGCTGACTATCGACGGCTTCGACACGAGGATCAAGGCGGCGAAGCAGCTGGGCAGCAGCATTGCGGTGTATGCTGAGGACCAAATGGCGCTGGTGAATTACATCGGCGGCACAGCCGTGTTCGGCTTCAAGATGGCTCTTGACGGCATCGGGGCCTGCGGCAAGTTCAGCGTGGCATCCACCGGCAAGGAGCATTTTGGCGTCGGCCGCGGCGGCATCTGGTGGACGGATGGCCTCAGCTACCGCTATATCGATGAGGGCTTCCTGCATGACTATCTGCAAGACAACGTGAATTGGGGTCAGCAAAGCAAGATCACTGCCTGTCGCAATGACTATACGGGCTGCATCGACTTTGCGTTCCCAATGGGATCGGCGCTGGAACCGTCGGAGGGCTGGTCGTATGATCCGCGCACCGGCGGCTGGACGCCGATCCCGCCCTTCACGCTGAAGGATGAGCGCAGGCTCTTCGGCAAGCCAATCCTTGGCACCAGCGATGGGCGGGTGATGCGGGATCAGGATAATGCTGGGGCGGCGGGACCGTTGACGCTGCGGACGAAACCGTTGCTCATGAGCCAAGGCGGGCCGGCCGGACTGCACATCAGCACGAAGATCGATGAAGTCGTCTTGCTGCTGAAGAATAAGAACGATGTACAGTTCAGGTTGGGCTCGTCGCAGCACGTTGAGGGGCCATATGTCTGGTCCGACTGGATCGAGACAATTACTGGTGCTGCAACGTATCAAATCGGCAGCACACCTGCGGATGGCGTGTACTGGAAGCTGGACTTCCGCAGCACACAAGCGGACTGGTCGATGGACCTACAGGGCTTCATGCTCTTTGGCGTGGTAGAGGGAACGAAGCGCGATGCTGCCTAATCCTGAGTCCTATGCTGACTGGAAGGACTATGCGCGCGCGCTGAACAAGGCGATGGATGAGGCCGGGCTCGGCGACCTCATCGCGCCGGTGCAGACGGCTGCGAGTGGTGGGGGCGGAGGCGGCGGGCCTGCCACTTCCATCACCATGCCTGACGGCTACAAGATGGTCTGGCTGAGCCAAGCGGATGCGGAGCTCTTCCTCGGCAACTCACAGTTCGATCCGCCGCAGGCTGCTGACCTGTTCCAGATCGACACAGGCAATATCGCTAACGCAGCCATCGAGACGGCGAAGCTGGCGGACCTGAGCGTCAGCATCGACAAGCTGCTCGACGGCGCCGTGGGCGAGTTGAAGCTGGCGGACCTTGCCGTCAGCACGGCGAAGATGCGTGATGCAGCCATCGTCAACGCGAAGATCGCCAACGCGACGATCCTCGGCGCGAAGATCGCTGACGCCACCATCGTCAGTGCGCTGATCGGCGAGGCGCAGATCGTCGAGGCGAAGATCGCTGACCTCGCTGTGAACAGCGCGAAGATCGCCAATGCTGCGATCACCAGCGCGAAGATCGCCAATTTGTCGGTCGGCTCGGCGCACATCATCGACGGTCAGATCATCAATGCGAAGATCGGCAACCTGATCCAGAGTTATGGCTGGAACGACACGACCAAAGATGGCTGGAGGATCACTAAGGACGGCAGCATCGAAGGCCGGAACATTACCATCTACAATGCTGATGGCAGCATCGCCTTCGCCAGCGGTAGCAAGGTCAACCTTGCCACGCAGGTAATCGGCGCACTGGCGCTTGGCAGCGAGAACCTGACAGGCTTCGGCGCTCTTGCAGGGCAGAACAGCGTAGACCGCAGCCAGACCACAGGCTTCGGCGCTCTTGCAGCATTGAGCAGTCTTGCCAATGGCTCGCCGCTTCTGACAGGCTTCGGGGCATTGTCCAGCGCCAACGCTGTTGACCTTGCTACGCAGGTTTACAACGCGCTTCCAAACTTCAACTACGTCAACGGCTCGATTGATCGCAGCCGAACAAGCGGCTTCGGCACTTTGGCGGCGCTGAGCCTGCTAACTGCTGGTAACATCGGCACGTATATTGAGGGAGCGGCTATTAGTCGAGCGCTCATTGCACTTGCGGCCATCGGCACAGCGAACATTGACAATGCGGCGATTACCACTGCGCTGATCGCGGATGCAGCCATTAGCAACGTGAAGATCGCCGATGCTGCAATCACCAATGCCAAGATCGCCAACCTCAGCTTTGACAAGATGACGGCGGGCACGCTGAACGCGCGCATCGACATGGGCAGCGGCACGATCGTCTTCACTGTTGGCGGGAGCCAGCTGATCCTCGGCAGAGGCTTTGGCACGAACAATCAGTTCTTCCTGTGGTTTGGCCCGACGCAGGCCAGCATGGCAAACTGCTCCGAGGTCAACGGTACTGTGTGGATGAACACTGCGGGCAGCGCCTACTTCGGCGGCGTCTTCCTTGCAGGGCAGTTGCGCTCGGGCGTGCAGAACCCCAGCGCGGCTGCTAACGTCACGGCGGATACAGGAAACATTTCGAGCAACGGCGGCGAGATACAGATCGTTGCAAGCTGGTCGTATAGCAGGACGCAGAACTTTGGTTCTGCGCGCTATCCCGCCACGCTGGACGGTCGCAACACGTTCGAGGCCGATGCGGCTGCGTACAACGCCACAGACAACGGGAGTGGCAGCTATCGCGGCAGCCGCACGCTGTCGGGGCTTGGCGTGCAGCTATCCGTCGCCAAGAACGGAGTGGTGTTGGATACCATCACCATCAACACTGCCACGCAGACCTTCGACGGCATTGCTCCGATCCCAGGTGACTCGCCCGGTAGCGCCACGATCCTGACGCAGACGGGCGACAGCTTCACGCGGACGGATACTGAACGCAGCACGGCGACGCGCAGCTTCCAAGCGATCCTCAGTCGCGGCGGCGGGCTGGACAACCCTACGGTGCAGCGCACTGGCATTTCTACGGTGGAAGTCTGATGCAGCTAGTCTGGCTCAATCCGCTGTTGCTCAGCGACGAGCACTGGCAGGCACTCTGCGCGGGAGGCGAACCCGGAGGCTGGACGCCTGCGGAAATTGCCGAGCAGTTGCTCAGCAAGCGCTGGATGGCGTTCGCCTGTGACGGCGGCGCTTTCGCCGTGGAGACGGTGGGTACGCGCCTCTACGTGCGGGTGCTGGCCATCGACGGCTTTGGCTGGCGTATGCGCAGCTTCAGGGACGTGATGGACAGGCTCGCCTCGGACATGGGGTGTGACACGGTGGAAACGACCGTGTTTAGCGAGCGGCTCATGCAGGCTATGGTCCGCATACGAGCCAAGCCTGAGGCATGGAACATGGTCTGGCAGGTCGAAGGGACGGGCGATGGGCAGTAAGAAGAAGCAGACGACAACCAGCAACAACACGCAGACCAATGCGCCTCCAGCTTGGACGTTGCCCGGCCTGACGAGCACGGCTGGCTTGGTGACGGATGCCGTGAAGCAGGTGCAGGGCGTCGGCCCGTACACCGGCGACTTCACGGCTCAGCCGAACAGCGGCCTCGTCGATGCTGCGATGGCGGGGTACACCGGCGCGGCTGGGGCAGTGCCCGGCAACCTGATGCAGCTGCAGAGCATAAGCGATCGGATCAAGGGCGTGCAGCCTGTGACGACAGGGACGTATGATGTCGGAGGGGCGTATGACGTCAACCCTGCCATCAGTGCTGCGACCGCGCCGATCTTCCGCCAGCTTACCGAGGGCACGCTGCCTGGCCTGCGTAGTGCTGCGCTGGACAGTGGGGCGTACAGCGGCGATCGGGCGATGTCGGTCATCCCGCAGGCGGTGATCGGGCAGTCCCTGCGCGACGCTCAGGACGTGGCGGCGACGATCGGCCTGCAAGACTATCAGGCCCGCGAGGCAAGGCGTCTGCAAGCCTACGGCGTGGATCAGGCGAACAGTCTCGAAGCGCAGCAGTTCAACAACAACTACGCGCTACAGAGCGGGCAGCAGCTGGCTGACCTTGTCAATCAGGACATGATGCTCCGCAGCAGCGTGGGGGATTTGAACCAAGCGGCGCTGGGGCTGGACATGCAGCGGCAGCAGGCGGGCATCGACAATGACCTGCAAAAGTATGACGCCAGCCTCAAGTACCCCTTCCGCGGCCTCGACATTGCGAGCGCGCTGCTGGCCCAGCTGAGCGGCAACTACGGCACGCAGACCAGCAACGGCACGCAGACGCAGGTGCAGACGAGCAGCGGCCTCGGCAACGTGGTGCAGGGGATTGCGGGGCTGGCCGGCATGATCGGTAGCCTGCCGATGGGTGGTGGCGGTAGCCTCGGCGGGCAACTGCTGGGCAGCCTGTTCAAGAAGGGTGGCTGAAGATGGCGATTGATCCGAGGTGGCTGGCGGCGCAACCGGATGCCCCCATGTGGCCGGGTGCGGTGTTCGGTAGGGGGCCGATCGCGGGCGCAATCCCGCCGATGACCGCTAGGGGAACGCCGGTGGCGGTGCCTATCCCGGTTCCGGTGCCGGTGGCCGCGCCCGTCGCGAAAGGGGGTTCTACGGGCCGGACAAAACCGGAACAAACCCGGCGCCGCAACCCCTTCGCTCAGACCGGGATGCCTCAATCTGACTACCTCGCGCCGCAAGGCTATGACGAGCCGAACTTCCTGGCGGGCGGACGGCAGCTTTTCGGCCGCACGATGCAGGGCGTTGGTCGGAGGCTGATGGAAGGCCCGACGCCGCTGGCTGGTGCGCAGACGCAAGCCGAGCAGCTGTGGCAAAGTTTGGCGCAGGGCATGGTCAATCCTGTGGCGCAGGCGTTCGCGTATGCTGGTGACACACGGCGGAAGCAGGATCAGCGCGCGTTAGCGGCGAGCACGGCGACGCGAGCACTGGCGCCGGGGGCCGCACCCAGCGGTCCGATCAATAGCTACAAGGATAGTCGCTGGGGCGCGATGGAGGCGGATGTCGAGAAGCTGGTGGGCATTCCGCAGGGCAGCCTGGGGATGATCCGCACCCGCGGCGAGCGGAGCAATAATGATCAGGTCAGCAGTGCTGGCGCGCGGACGGTGTATCAGGTGACGCCGACGACCCGTAAGCTGATCATGGACAAGTACGGGGTGGATGCGTACTCGTCACCCAGCAATGCGGCGAAGGCTGCGGCGCTGGTGCTGAAGGAGGGTATTGACCGGACCGGGAGCCTGGAAGGCGGCGTTCGGCAATACATCGGCGGAACTGATCCGAGCAACTACGGCAGCACCACGGCTGCGTATGTGCAGCGAGTGATGCAGGGTGTGGATGCCGCGGGTGGCCTGCAGACGGGCTTCGACCCCAGCGTGTTCAATGCGGCCTTTGCTGACATTGATGCTGCAGCCGCAGCTGCCATGCAGCCGCAAAGTGTTAGCTTCGACATCAGTGGTGCGCCGGCAATGCCCGCTGCGCCGGAGAAGGTTGCGGGCACAGACTTCAGCGCAGCGGACAAGGCCATTGCGGCACTGAAGCCGGCGGAGATCAGCGAGAAGGAAGCACTGCAGATCAGGCGGAATGGCTGGTTCAGTGGGCTCGGGCAGGCGCTGATGAACCTGGAGGACGGCGCGGGGCTCGGCAAGGTGCTGGCCGCGATGGGCGGCGGGGCTATGGCTGGCGCGGCGAGCGGCGATCGAGAGCTGCGGGCGCAGCAGGATGCCTTCGATCAGAAGATGGCGCAGTATAATGTGGCGCTGGCCAATCAGGAGAACATGAAGGCCAAGACGCTGCAGCAGGAGGCGCAGCACTACGCTGATCAGATGCAGGACTATGGGTACAAGAAGTTCAGCGTTGAAAGCGACCGCTACTTCAAGTTTAACTACAGCACAGTGCAAGGTGATAACTTCATTAGCAGCCGGACGAGTGCTGACGGTAAGACTGCGGAACTGACGCGCACTCCCATTCGGGGGGCTGTGATGGCCGATCGTGCACTGAAGCGGGCGCAGCTGCACAGCCAGATTGGCAGTATGCAGGCCGGTGCAAGCATGGACACTGCAAAGGCGATGAACGGCATCAAGCTGGGCGCAGCGGCGCAGGCAGCGCAGCTGACCAGCGCGCCGGATGAGCAGGCGGGCGGCGTGGTGATGGGCGTGGCGAGCTTGGCTGGCGACATCATTAGCACCGGACGGCTGAGCAGCTTGTTCCCCGGCAACGCAGGCGGGGCGCTGGAGACGCTGACGAAGGAGGTTGAGCAGAGCGTGCGTGGACAGGGCCTGATGCCGGGCAGCAAGGAATATAGCGAGGCGATGCAGATCGCGCTGCAGGAGCGCGTGACCGCCGCCGCGCTGTCGAACCCGCAGTTCCGACAGGCGCTGATGAAAGCTGGTGGACCTGCGCAGGCGGTGATGTCCGCCCGTAGGCAGGCTGAGGCGAAGACGACCATTACCACAGGGCCGAAGGGCCGAACCGTCAGGGAGCAGTACTGACATGCCGCAAGACGACTGGATGAAGCAATGGCAGGGGGCACAGCAGGCAGATAGGGCCAGTGCTGTTACGGCGGTGCCAGAAAGGGCGCCCGGAGCACTGGACCCCGGCCCGCTGGGCGGCTTCTTCAGCAGTGCCTTGTCCACCATCCCTGAGATGTTCGGGCAGGATGCTACGCCTGAGGCGCAACGGTTCCGCAACGAGTACCCGGTTGCTGGTGTGGTCAGCGAGCTGGGTGCCGCGCTTGTGCCGTATGCTGGCATGGAGTACGCAGTTGCGAAAGTGCCTGCACTGGCCAAGCGGGTGGAGAAGTGGACTGAGCTGGCGGGCAAAGGCTTCGGGCTGAGCAAGAAGGGCATCACGGCGCTGGACAATCCGGTGGCATATGGCGCTGTGCGTGAGATGGTCAAGTTTGCGCCGTTTGAGATTGGACGGCTGGGTGTTGGCCTCGCCACTGCGCCGGAGGAAAACTATGGGGACTTGCTGGCCGATGTGGGGCTGAGCACGGTTCTGGCTGGAGGCTTCGGCGGGATCGGCGGCTTCTTCAGGGCGGGCGGAAAGCTGCTGCCGCAGCAGGGCCGTGTGATCGGCGCGGACATGGGGCTGGCGCCGACATTCGAGCGTCGACTGGCTGATGCGCCGTCCGCACAAGTCACAGGGAATATGGACATCGCCGATGTTCGCCAAGCGCTGGACACGCGGGTGCTGTTCGAGAAGCCTGCGGACAACGTGCCGAACGGAGCGAAGGCGCGGTATATCACGCAGCTGGAGGGCGGCAATCCGGAGACGGACTCGCTGGTCGATGTGCTGTTCCGGGCTGATGGTAGCAAGGGCGTGAAGACCGGGCTCGACCGGCGCTTCCTCGCCGAGGGCAGCGCAAACGATGCCAAGACGCTGGACTTCGGGCAGCAGCAGGAAGTGCTGGGTGCGCTGGGCTTCAAGGATGTGGGCGATCTGACGAGCACGGTACGCTATCCGCGGCAGGTCACGGTGAAGAGCGATCGGGCGGCGGGAACGCTGGCTAAGGCGTTTGATGAGGCGCCGGGGCTGCAAGCGGTTGCGCCGGGTGTGCTGCTGGGCAGGCAGGCGGATAGCGGCCTGTGGGTCGTGGCGAAGCGCCTGCGGAGCGGCGTGGCAGAGACCGAGGGCAAGAAGGGGTTCGGTCAGCTGCAGGTGGCAGACGGCGATATCTGGTTCGTGGGCATGACGGATAAGCCTCAGCGGTTTGTCGGCGGTGAGCACGCTGTGGCCGAGCAGACGGTCAAGGCCTGGAGCAAGATGCGCGAAGCGTATCAGCCTGCGCTGCGCGACGACGTGTTCAACAAGGGGATGGACGAGGCGCTGGCCGCCATGTCGCCGAAAGACCCCAGCGATATGCAGCGGCTAGGCAAGAAGGCCTGGACCACGCAGATGGCCGACCGCCTGATGAAGAAGACCGGGCTGAGCGACAGCGCGCAGGCCAAGGCGCTGGCTGATACGTTCTACGACTGGTTCCAGCCGACGATGTTCAAGGAGGCTCGCAACCCGGTGTTCGGGCGGCTCTTTGGACTGTTGCGCGGCACGCAGCTGATGGCAGGGGAGAAGGTTAGCAAGATCATCAAGGGCGATGCCCGCTTTAGGTCCACGCCCTCTGCTGCCGTCCGGGGGCAGATGGACTTCGTCAGCGGCTTCCAAGGGCATCGGCCGGTTAGTCAGCTGTGGGGCGAACTGGCGAAGGAGGACCCGAGGGGGTTCCAGCTGGTGGTGAAGGCAGCCATGTCGCAGACCCCGGCGGAAGACCTTGCTAAGCTGACGGCGGATGGGCTGATCAGCAAGAAGGCCACGGAGACCTATCAAGCGCTGCAGGCGATCAACCGCAGCGTGTGGGAGGAAGTGCTGCCGGTGTTCAAGAACACGGACCTGGAGGGCAAGTTTCAGCTGCTCGATGGGTACGTGCTGCCGAGGGTTTTCAAGGGCGACTGGTACACGCAGGTCGTGGATCAGCACGGCAAGGTGCAGTGGCTGGCAACGGGCAAGAATGCCGGGGCGGCGCAGGCGGAGGCCAAGGCTGTGCTGGAAGAGGCGCAGAATAGGGGGCTGAAGTGGAGCATCGGCGCTGACTATATGAAGGGCGCCAAGCACGCTGCGGAGCTCGACAACCTCAGCGCGATCAATCAGATGGTGGCGGACAGGATCGGGAAGAGCGGGGAAGCGAAGGATGTCGTCGAGGCGGCGATGAAGCGCATGGATGCTCTGGGGCAAAGTCGTGGGGGCATCGGACGGCTGCGCACGCCGACTGCGCCGAAGAGCCTGACGACGGAACGCACAGGCGTTCGGGGCAGTGCGGATAGGGAGTATTCGCTGGACGACGTGGTGAAGCAGACCGAGGACCACTACCGCCGCATCTATAGCTTTGCTGGGCAGTACGCATGGCGGCAGCGCTGGGGGCAAGAGGCCATGAACCTCAGCAAAAGCGATCCGACGCTGTATACGGACCTGATGCGCAAGGCTGACCAGTACATGGGGATCGAGGGGCAGATCACCAATGTGCTGAACAAGACGCTGGAGCCGGTGCTAGGCAAGGTGCTCGGCGGCAAGCCTGCCACGCGCATCGCGCAGGCGACCAACGCGCTGATGTATAACTGGAACCTCGCCATTGCGAACCCGACATTTGCGGTGCTGAACCTGCTGCAGCCCTTGCAGACGGTGCTACCGGCGATTGCCTACATCACAAGGGCTCCGGCGGCCGAGGTGGCGGCGCATTACCACTTCGTCCCGCAGATTGATGGCGCAGGGCAGGTGCGCGGCATGGCTGGCATCATGTCGCCGATCAAGGTGCTGGCGAGCGCGACCAAGGCGCTGCGCGATCCGGGACCGGAGCTCAAGTCGTTTCTGGAGCGCGCGACGACGGACGGCACGCTGCAGCACAGTCAGGTCGACGAGTGGGTCGGGCCGCAAAGTGCCAGCGCGAGCACGCTGCGCGACACCTTCAAGAACCAAGGCGGCTGGGAAGGCATCAAGCGCCTTGCGACGTATGGGGCTGAGAAGAGCGAGCAGTATAGCCGGATGGTCAGTGCGGCTGCGATGTATCAGGTCGGCAAGGGGCACTTCGGTCTCGAGGGTGAGAACCTGTATCGCTTCATGCAGCGCGGCGTGCATGTGACCAACTACGGATATAGCGTGGTGGACCGCAGCCGCATGTTCACTGGGCCTGTGGGCAGCATGTTCGGCCTGTTCAAGAACTGGCAGTTCCACTACATCAACCAGATGACGCAGTATGCCGGGCTGGCCATGCGAGGGGAAAGCTTCGCGCCGCTGATGTGGCAAGGGGCAAGCGCGCTGGCCATGGGCGGCTTGGGCGCTACGCCGCTGGTTGCCTTGGCCGATGGCCTCGCCCGGTGGCACAGCGACTCGCCAAGCAGCTTCCAGTGGCTGCAAGAGAACTGGCACGATAGTGCAGACGAAATCTACTTCGGCCTGCCCGCGTTCCTTGGCGTGAGCCTGCAAGCAAGCAGCACCATCCCCGGCACAGATGTGCGGAATGAGGTTGCGAACCTCGGCAACTTCGTGTTCCTGGAGCGGGCGAAGGCTGTGGGCAAGGCCATCGGCACGGCATGGGACATCGGGAGTACGGGGGACATCAACGCCCTCCGAAACCCGAACGTGCGGGATCAGATGCTGAATGCGCTGGCGCCGCGAGCCATCTTCCGGGCGGTGAGCAGTCTGGAGGGCGACTACATCAAGAGCATGGGGACTGGGTATCCGCAGGTCAGGGGGCTGGGCCCCTCCACGCAGATCATGCACGCGCTGGGCCTGAACCAGCTTGAGGTCGAGCGGCAGCAAGTCGCCGCGCGGGAGCTCTATGAGGATCAGACGCGCGAACGGGCTGTGGTGCAGAACCTCGGCATCATCTATGCTGATGCGATGATGAGCGGTGATAGCGGGGAAATGCAGAACGTCATCGACCGTGCGGTTATGGCGAGCGTGCCGCTGAGCAGCGTGCTGAAGAGCGCGCAGACTCGGATGAAGCGGGAGCAGGAAGGCGACCTGTTCGACCGCTTCGACGCTGATAAGGTGATGAGGTATACGGAAGCGCTGGGCGTGCAGCGCTGACGGGGCAGGCTGTAATACAATTGCGATTTGAAATTGTATTACAGCCCGCTTGGCCGAGGTGACGCCACAAACTTCCTGAAGCCCTTGGCGTCGATATACTTGTGCTGCTTCATATCCGCCTTCTGGATGGCGCGGCTGACAAGTAGGTTCTCGATGATGCTGTGGATTTGCGTCGGCGGGAACCGCTGCATGAGCACGTCGATCAGCTGCGCCTCCTCCACGGCGCCGCCCTCCAGCGTAGCGCTGCGGACCATGTCGAGGGCGTCCTCGAGGGCCACTGCGCTGCCGGTTGCGCTCATCTCCGTGAACACCATCTTCATCCGCTCCTCGGTGAAGAGCAGCAGCTTGATGGCCTCGGCAACGTCCTGCTGCTCCACGCGGAGGCTATCGCTACGGGCGATGCTGATCACCATGGCCAGCTTGGTCATGTGGAGCTCGCGGCGGCTGTTGTAGCCCATGGCGAGGCGCTTGGCCTGCGGGATCGGCAGCCCGCCATGCTTCACGAACCACTCCTCGTAGAGGGCGATGGCCTCCTTGCTCCACGTCATCCATCCGGTGAGGTTGTCGTGGATGTGGCGGAGGTCGGCGATGAGGTCGGCTTCCAGCTTCGGGTTGGTCTCGACGGCGGCGAACATGCTCTTGCGTGCGCGGGGCTGGTCGAAGACCATGATGCTGCGGCTCATGAAGCCCATGCCCCACGCCTGCTCCGGCATGGTGGTTGCGAGGAAGGCGGGCTGTGCGCCGGTGAGCAAGCTGCAGTATGGGGACTCCAACCGCACCTCGCCGTGCGTGCGGGTGACGGCGACGTGCAGGCCCGGCAGATCATAGAGGATGTTGTAGAGGGTCAGGTGGCCAAGGTCTTGATCCGGCAGGATGCCCTGCATTTCATCGCTCAGGCCAAGGCACTCGTTTGCCATCAGCATCGCGCCATCGGGCGTGCGCCGACGCTGAAGGTTGCCCTTCATATAGTCCTCCATGCCCGCGCGGGTGATGGAAGCAGGGATGAGGCTAACGCTCTTGACCGCCTTGAGCATGATGCGACGCACGCTCTTGATCGCCTGCGACTTGCCGGTGCCCGGCCCGCCGACTAGCTGGATGAAGAAGTTCGGGTGCAGGTCGTTGTTGCGGGCCTTCATGCCCACAGCGCGGCCGACCACCGTGCCGATCATCCAGAGCGCGGCGTAGCGTGCGAAGAGTGGAGTGGTGTTGTAGATTGTCGCAAACTCGCAGAAGGACTCCACGTAGTTGCTCAGACGCCTGCCCCCAGCCATGACTTATGCTGCGTCCTTCCAATGCAGGGGCTGACCCGGTTCCCAATCCGCTAAGCCCTGCGACATGACCGGGTGCAGCTTCCACTTGCCGCCCTTCGGCTTCTTGCAGAAGCGCTTGCCCACCATCATGTCGCTGCGGATCGACATGGTGCCGATGCCGGGGAACTCGACAGGGAACAGCAGCTTCTGCTCGATGATCGGCGCGACCTCTTCGAGGGCCTCAAGCGGCACGAGGAAGACACCGGCGTCGTGGATTTGCGAGCGCAGGTCGGCCAGCTGCCTATTCAGCTTCCAGGTCTTGTTGTCCATGTTCGCCTTGATCCAGGTCATGACTTGGATCAGCCCCTCGTTCATCACGTCGCCGACGAGCGACTGCGGGCCATACGCGATGGCCTCGCGCCACGTCGCCTTGTCATCAGGACGACCCCAAAAACGGCGCTCACGACGGAGAGGAGTGACAATGACCCCTTCACGCTGGACGCGGGCGATGACGTCGAGGTGCCACTCTGGGATGCCGGGGAACGCCTCGAAGTATTGGCGCTGGAAGCTTTCGACGAAGCTGGTGGGGACGTTGATGATGCCAGCTATGGTGCTAGGCTGACCGTAGTAATTACTGCCGTGCCCTCCTCGTTTTGCCTGATCTCGATACGAGAAATGGCGATAGAAGGGTGACTCAGCAAGCGCCTTGTCAGACTTATCTCCTGCCCATGGTAGGTGAGGCCACACAAGTCGACATACCGCTGTATGAAGGTCACTTCCTTCACATGCTTCGATGTAAGCACGGTCTCCCGAGATGTAGCCGACAGCAACGCTCTCGGCCGTTTTGAGATCGAAGTTGAGTATCGCATATCCCTCAGGCGCCGTGATAACTTGCCTGACACGATCTGTGAGGTTCTGGCCATTGGTGCCTCGCCCGTAGGGGTTCTGTTGAGACGACAAGCGGCCGGTCTCGGTGCCGCTCGGCGAGTAGTTGCAGCGCAGGTTCCCCGTCCCCGGCTCCAGCCCGCGCTTGAACACGCTGGCCATCTTCGTGTTCTCACGATAGCTGACGATGGCGTTGACGAAGGGAGCGGCGATGGGGTACTGCGTCCGCAGCTTCTCAAGCGCCTTGATGTCCGCGGCGAGCTTGCGGGTGTTCGTCTTCCTGTCGAACTCCCAGATTTCGGGCAGGCGCAGGTGCTCGTAGAAGAGCTCCGGCACGTCTTTCGGCGAACGAGGGTTGACGGGGCGGAAGCCCACTGCTTCGCAGAAGCGGTGCAGGAGGAGCAGGGCACGATCGGCCGCTTTGTCCAGGTCGTAGATGAGACCGGCCAGCGCCATCTGATCGACGGGGAAGCCCTTGCTGCTCATCTCAAGGCACAGCGCCAGCACGCGCATCTCGCGGTTGTACGTGACGCTGGTGTTAGGGTTGAGCTCCGCGCGCAGGACAGGGAGGAGCTGGGAGGTGATGCAACTGTCGAGGCAGTTGTAGACCTGATAGTTGTCGTAGGGGGTGAGGCCAGAGGGGATGGCGCCCGTCATCTCGATGTAGGGCATCAATTGATCCAGTCTACAAAAGTGCCTTCAGCATCGCGCATGTCGAAGGTGCCAAAGACCTTATATTTGGCGGGACGCCCATAGTACCTGGCCCAGAATACAGCCCGGCGCATCTCGATTGTCATAGGCACTTCTTCGCCTGGAAGGGGAAATGCGAGTGGCGGCGTAGCGTCAACGAACCAGAGATCGCCGTTCATCATGCGCATCAGGTCTACCTTCGGTAACACCTTCTGCCAGAGCTCCTTGAGCTCAGTCTTTTCATCATCCGTCACGGTAGCTGCTCCTACTCGTCGGCTTTCGCCTCGTCCTTCTTGCTCGTCCGCATCTGCTTCCAGCTGGGCTCGTTCAGGTAAAGGCTGGCGAGGGTGCCAAGCGCCTTGGGGAGCTCAGGTTGGAGGGCGTGGTGCAAGATGGCGGTGTCATCGTGCCAGTTGCGCAGTCGGATGTCAATCGGCGCATCCAGTAGGTATTGCGAGTCATACAGTCCGTTCTGCATAACCTTTGGGTTGGGAAGCCGAGCGAAACGCTGTATCCATCGCCACGCGCGCCGTTCGTCGGCGACTGAGGCGTAGATGTTGCCTAGCCCTCCCGGCTGCTTGTCCCAGATGGGGATGCAGATGCCGAGCGTAGGTGTCGCAAAGGCGATCGTCGTGATCTGGTCGATTGCAGGGCAAGTCTCAATATCAACCCCCAACGGCGCAGAAGGATCGCGTGCAAAAGCTGCATAGACATGGCCCATCTCCTGCCAAGTTGGGTTGATGTAGAGGCGGCGCGTTAGGGGCTCCGGCAGGGTGCCCTTTATAAGCTGCGCAGCTTTCCGAAGGTCCGCCCAAGCCAGCGGAAGGTTCGACCACTGACGAAGTAGTGCAGCGGGGTGGTAGGTTGCAATAGCAAGGCCATAGCGCGACTGGAAGAACGTGCCCCTGTGAGTCCCGATGGCACCATCACCACTGACAGCCCAGAGGGCAGTTCCGCCCAGGCAAATGATGAGGTCCGGCTTGAGCTCGCGAAGACGCGTATCGAGCTCAGCCAGCTGCCAACGATACTCGGGTAGCAGGTAGCGCTTGTTAAGAGGGTCGCCTTGCGGGACGAGGCCCAGCTTCTTGAGCTCGGTCTTGTTCGCGGTCCAGTGCTTGAGGTCATTGTTCGGTGGCCTCTGCAGGAAGGTGTTGAGGACGTGGGCCTGCGCAATGTCAAGCCCGGCCTGCGGCAGGAGCTCCTTGCGCAGCAGGCGGCCGGAGGCGCCGACGAAAGGCCGGCCCTCCTTCTCCTCGTCAGCCCCCGGCGCTTCCCCAAGGATTACCAAAGTGAATGGGGCAGTCGAGCCTGCTGCCACGATTGGTCTCGTCGCAGGTGCATACATCGGCCAGCTCCGCGCTGGGGGCGTGCTGGGAAGAGGCGAGGACATTCTGAAGTGCTTCCCGTTCGGTGAGGAGGTTGGCGACCTGCTGGTCGATCTGCGCAATGCGCTCAGCTAGGCTTAGGGGCATAGCTACCTCGCGAAAGCAGGCGATCCTCGATCAGCTTGGCGTAGCCCTGAATGTCGTGCCAGTTGTCCGTGTTATCAGGGTCGCCGTTCATGGCGCGGGCCAGCTTCATCATAATCATGGTGGCAGCGTACTGCTGGTCCTGCATGAGATTGCCCCAGCCGGGCTGACGCTCGAGGGCGTCTTGCAGTTCGCGCCAGCTACGTGCCCCATCGAGGAAGCGCCCGTAACGAGTCCCACGATTGCTGAGCGTTTCTTCAACATCAGACATTAGTTCTGCTCCTCTACGGGCGCTCGCTTCTGAATAAGGTAGCGGGCCACATCGGCGTTAGCGGGGTCAAGCTCGACGCCAAGAACTCGTGCTGCCCGCAGTTGCATGGCTGCCGCGACGGCCGACCCAGAGCCGCACGTGGGATCGAGTAGTGCCGTGTGCTCATCAACGACGAGGCTGAGGAAGTGCCGGAGCATGGGGAGGGGCTTTTGGTTGAGATGCAGCTTCGACTCGTCGAGCGGGCACTCGAAATGATCGTTGACCAGCTTGCTGATGCGTCGATCACCCCTGCTGAACATCAGGGCAGTCTCGTAGCAGTGACGAGGCCGGCGCTTCGTGTCGGAGGCAACACCTGTGTATCCTTTCGTCCAGATGAGCGGGAAGGGTTGGACGAGGGTCCAGCCTGCCTGCGTCAAGCGTTCGATGGTCCAGGCATAGTACTGCATGTCGAACCAGAAGATCATGTGCGCGGCTGGGAAGGCGATGCGGTCCTGGAGGTTGCACAAGCCGTCGACGAGGCCGAAGTAGATGTCGGGATCGTCAGCGTAGGTGGGGTTGATGTGAGCCTTGCCGGTGCGCCGAGTGTTGCTCCCCTTGTAGCCCTTGCCGTAGGGGAAGTCGACGTGCAGGACGTCAAACTTCGGGCCCTCGTACTCGGCCGCCCACTCGAGGAAGTCGGCGGTGACGATGTTGCCGCCCGCCAGCTTGCGCTCCTCTTGCTGTACTGCGGCGAGTGCGGTGGTGGCCTCAGCGCCCGCGGCGATGACCTCCAGGGCCTTGGCCGTGCTGTCGAGGGCTGTGGTGACAGTGGCGCCGAGGTCCATGTTCTGCATGAGGATGCGCGTCTTTTCCTCCTTCGTGGCGCCGACGGGGATGGAGGGAGGCAGCGCTGCGCTAATGCCTGCGACCACGTCCACGCCGCGGCTTTGAGCGGCTGCAAGCGCACGCTGGGCCCGACCCTCAAGGAGGTTGAACGCGCCTTGCAGCGTCGGGCACGCGGCGACTTCATCATCGCTGAGCCACTTGGCGACGGCCAGCTTTCGGCTGACGTCGGTCTCGCTCATGCCAAGGTCAGCGGCGGTGCCGCGCTGGTTCCACATGGCGCCGACATGCTGCAGCTGCATGGCGTGGTAGTCAGCCACAGCCTTGGTTTCCTGCTGCCAGCTAAGCTGCTTGCGGGCGACGTTCTCAGCCAGCTCGATGCGGAACGCGGTCCGAGGATCGAGGGACTCAAGGATGGTGCCCCGGATGCTGGTGCGCTTGAGTTGCCGGTGAGCGTCAAGGCGGCGTTCGCCTGCGACGAGGACATAGGTGATGTCGTGGCCGGAGCCCTGCTGGTGGACGACGATCGGGTTGAGCAGGCCATCACGCGCGATGCTATCGCACAGGGCTCCATCGGCCTTGGCGTTATCGCGCTGACGCTCGGGCGGCACGACGATCTTGTCGAGGGGGATGAGGGTGGAAGGCAACTCGGCGGAGGAGGCAGGCATCGTGGGTTCCTCTGGCTACGGATGGCGTTTTGGTGACGGCAGCAGCCGGTTCGGGGGCATGAACCTGCTTGCGGGCTGAAAGCCCATGACGAAACTGCTGCCGTCGCCAAAAAGCAGGAGGGCTGAAGCCCCCCTACTCCTTGTGCGGCGCTTAGGCCAGCGGCGCCGGGTTGTCCCAGCGGAGGTAGACCTTCTCCGGGTCGCGCGAGTCGGGCTCGTGCTTCGCCTCCATCAGGAAGGGCGTGCCGTTGGTGCCGACCTCCTCGAGCGCCTCGATCAGGTTGGCCGACTCGGACACCCCCTGCGCCTTGGCGAAGTTGGTGAAGCGGAACAGGGCCTCCGGCGACATCCAGAAGTCCAGGTTGAACTCCTTGGTCGGCAGGCCGCCGGCCTCGGCGAGCGCCTCGGCGTCGACGTCGTCCGAGGGAGCGATGACCTTCATCGGGAACCGCGCTGCGGTGTTGCCCGACTTGGCCTTGTGCTCCTTGAACGGCCCGGTGATCTGGACCTCGTAATGGCCGATCGGGATCAGCTTCGGCGGCTCGACGTCACCGACCTTGGTATTGGCGAGGTCTGCGAAAATGCTCATGTCTTGGTTCCTTGAAGTGGGGCGTTTATTTGCCGTCAGGCGTCGGATTGCCCCAGTGCGGTGGATAGCGCCACCGCTCGCAAACCAGCTGTGCTGGTATTAGTCGAGGCCGGTTTCCGGGCGTGCATTGCGCACGGCGTCTGCCATCCTCTCGAAAGTTTGCGCCAGGTTCTCGCGGCGATCTTCCGACTTCGGCAGCCAGAAGGTGATACCGCTGCGATCGTCGTCCTGCGGCGGGTGGTGCAGCATGTCGCTGCTGTGAAGGATGATGCGCACGGCGGTGTAGGTAAGGCCGGTGTTGGAGACCTTCTCCTCGACCTGCACCTCGTCCGTAAGCTCCTGACTGTAAACGTTGATCCGCATAGCTGCTCCTAGTCGTCAGGGAAGATTTTCGCAACGGCCCACATCGGCTTCCCTGATCCGATCGTAGCGTTGAGCTCATTGCAGCACTTGTCTGCAAGAGTTTTGCTTACGAAGAACGCCTCAACCGTACCCGCTTCGTCCGAGCCGGCGAGGACAAGGACATACTTGAAGGGGTACGGCATACGAGGCGTGCCGCGAAAGGTTGGTGCAAGGCTCATGACAGGCCAATGAGTTTCGGCTTGTCGTTGTTCTGGTAGAAGGCGATGGCCTTGCCGAGGGCTCGCCACATGACGAAGTCCATGGCGTAGCCGCGCTCGGAGAACTCCATGGCCTCGATGTCGAGGTCGGGTTTGAGCAAATCAGCCAAAGGCATCTCACCTTGTTCGGCAAAGGCTGCTTCGCTGTTGCGGCTGGCAAGCCAGCTTTCCTGACCCTTGACGATGGCGGGGCCGACGATGCGCCAGCAGCCGACCTCCTGCCTGTAGACGTCGCGGGCTTGGTCGAGGAGGTCGGAGTCGATCCCCTCGACGGCGAGCTGTGCGTGGACGAAGGGCATCACACCAGCTCCTTCTTCCCCGTCAGCTCCTTGAAGATGTCGGCCCAGCCCGTCTCGATCGGATACTCGTCCGCCAGCTGCTTGGCCGACTTCAGCGCCACGAGGCCGTCACGCTTCGTCTTGATGCTGCGCTTGCTGCCGGACAGGCTGATGCTGAACATATTGTCGAAGAACTTCGGCACCTTGGGGCCGAGTTTGCTGCCGAGGGCCTCGGGGACGGGGATGGTCTGGCCCTCCGGCGTGGCCGTGTGAGTGTTCACGATGACGTGGCAACCCACGGCAGGCGAGGTGAGAATGTCGAGCAGCTTCTCGATATTGTCCATGCCGACGCCGTAGTGCTGGAGCTCGGGCTGGCCGGGCGTCTTACCAGGGCTGATGCCCATGACATGCTGCAGCGCGCTCTTGCCGGCGAGGGCGAGCGTGTCCACGGCGAGGACCACGTCCGGGCCCCAGCTGGTGACGGGGCCGAAGTCCATGGGCTCCTCTTCGGAACCCCACAGCTTTGCCGCCTTGGGTCCGCCGTCGAGGGCGTCCATGGCTCGGGCGAAGGCATCGGCCTTCTGGACGCCGATCCGTGCGCCGCGCAGCTGCAACTTGTCGCGCAGCGTGACGAAGTGGACGTTGGAGGCGAGGAGGTCTTTGCGCTTGGCGAAGCCTGCGAGCGGGCCAAGGCCGTTATCAAAGTCGAGGACGCGGAGTTTGAGGCCGGCGTCAACGAGGCTGGCCATTGCGCCGGTCTTGCCGGTGCCGGAGTTGCCGAGGCACAGGGCCTTGACGACGCCGGTCGACTCATGTTGTGCGAGGGAGGGCATGGAGGGTCAGTCCTTACTGCGAGTGTTGTCCGAGCACAGGTCATGTAGCACCTCATAGATGCTTTGCCTGTGCTCGAGGATGGCGTGGATAGTTCCGACGTTGAACACCTTGGCGCTGCCGTCTTTGCTTCTAATGTCCTCAAGAACACTCTTAGCCTCGTGCAGCGCTGCCGCGTCGTGCGTCGAGTGAAGAGTGCCGTCAGCGGCTTTCCACGACTGTACGAGCTCAACCACGGCGGGCCTCCACGATCTGCGCGATCAGCGCTGCGATGTCCGCCTTGACGTAGTGCTCGCCCTTGAGCACCTTGCCGCCCTCGTCGTAGATCGGCTTGCCGTGCTCGTCGACCTTGGTGAGGTTGCTGGCGTGGACCTCGGTCATGAGGAGATTGATCTCCTGCGGCGTGAAGCCCGACTCGCACAGGGCGCCGATGCCGACGTAGATGAGGTCGAGGATGCCATCGACCCACTCGGCAAAGCAGACGGCCTCGTCGATGGGGTCTTCGACGTAGCGGAGCCCATCCACTGCGTCTACCGTCTCCTTCCACTCTTCTGCGAGCAGTCGCATATGCAGCATAAAGCGCGGACCACTCAACGGCCCCGGCACCTCGCGATCGTGCTGCGCCAGGCTGTAGAGTGCACGAAAGGCAGCGATCTTCTTCGGCCAGTCATCGTCGAGAAGGCTGGCGCGCACGCGGTTGAGGGTACGGACCGCGGCCTTCTCTTCCTCGGTCGGGAACTGGGGAAGCTGGGTGGCGAGAGGCTGGTGAAGGTCCAGCGCCTTCTGGAGGGCGGGGGTCATGCCAGTGACTCCAGCTCGCCGACGATCTCCATCAGATCGTCGAGGATGTTGTGCTGGATGTTGATGCGCTGCTCAAGCTCACCGAGTCCACCGCTGAAGCGCTGCGGGCGTGCGGTGGTCGCTGGCGGCTGAGGCGGCTGCTCGCCAAACGTGCGGCCACGCAAACTGGCCAGCTTGTCCCGCAGATCATACAGGCGTTCCTGCGCGGTTGCGAGGTCCTTCTGCAGATGGGCGAAGGCTGGGGTCTTGATGACCTTGGCGAGGTTTTCGTTGGGCTGCGCTCCGCTGAGGGAGGCGTTCGCCGCTCCCTGATAAGCGCTCGAGAATTGTTCATTCATATCTTGTCTCCGTGCGAGGGAAAGCAGGCGTCAGGCCTGCGCCGTCTTCTTGTAGAAGGTGACGTTGAGGAAGCTGCCGACGAGGTCTTCCCCGGTGTAGAAGTTGATGCGGCCGGAGGTCTTGTCCTCCACCGCGCGGTCGGCTTGGACCTCGACCGGGTCGGCGCTGCTGTTCAGCTTCTCGATGACGTAGGTGTTCACAGGCGTTCTCCTCAGCGGTTCTCGAGCGGGTTCCAGCCGCGACGGCGCTCGAAGTGCAGGTTCAGGTACTTGTCGCGGTACTCCGGCGGCTGAGCGCATATTTCCTTGAACTCGCAGAAGTAGCAACTCGCCGTGTTCATCGGGTAGTACCCAGTCTCGGCGAAGCTGTGTGCGAGCCGCTGTGCAAGGGCCAGCGTCTGGAAGTATTCGCCGACTTGGCCAGGGGTGCGCTGAGACGGCGCTCGGCCCAGCTTGACGCCGCCCACCTGCAGGGCAATGCCGTCCACGATAGCGCCACGGACAGGCTGCTCGAACAGACTGCTGCCGGCGATGGTGTAGCCGGTGAGCTGGTGGGACAGGAGGTAGCTGGCGAAGAACTGGCGGCTGATGCTCTTGGTGGATTTGTAGTCGGTGACGTAGAGGCTGCCGTTGTAGTCAACCACTCGGTCGATGTGGCCGCAAAGCAGGAGGGGGTGGTTGAACTCAGGCATCTCGATGGGCAGACGGAAGCTGACCTCGACGGCGGGCTTGCCGGAGGGCAGGCAGAGGGTTTGGAGCGGATCGTCCTTGTAGTGCTCGACGTACCAGACCAAGGCGCGGATGAGGTAGTAGCGGGTGCGGACCTTGCTGTTGCGCAGGGTGATCCCGTCGTCCTCGTCTGCTGCAGCCTTGGCCTCCTCCTTCATCTCCTCGACGTCTTCGTCCGTGGGAAGCGTTGCGGTCGCGGGAAGAGCAAGCACACGGCTGACCATAGTGTGCAGGGCAGCGTCATGGTCAGCGCCGTCAGCCTTGGCCAGCTCATAAAACTCGAGGCCCTTGTGCAGGAGGATGCCGAAGACGAGGGCGATGGCGAAATTGGGGCTGCGCGAGACGAGGCCGTCCACGATCTGGTACTTGTAGCGGCGAGGGCAGGCGAGGATGGAGGTGAGGCTGACGGAGTCCCAAGCGTACTGGACGCTCGTGCCGGGGAGGAACTGCGAGTCCGGCTGGCCGGTGTCGGCGGCGGGGAGGAAAGTGTCGATGCTCATGCGACGGGCTCCAGAGAATAGGGATGGCCGCGACGGCAATGGCCGATCAGCTCACCGCCAATGCGCTTAATACTGCGAAAGCCGAGCACGTTGCACACAGGGCAGTGATTGGTGGTGTGCCAGCCCTCACCATTTGGATAGCTGGTGCGCGTGAAGCGTGCCATCACAGCTTCCAGTCAATGTCGGCGAGGAGGGCCTTGGTGGCCTCGTCCTTCGCGGCCTGCGAGGGCTTGCCCTTGGGCGTGCGCTTGGCCTTTGCCTCAGCGGCGGGCTTGTCCGGCTTGCCGCTGGCAAGGTGGTTGGCGCGTCGGCGGCGCAGGTCCGCGACGATGATGTCCACCTCGGCGTCGGTGATCTCGAGCGTGGGCTTGGTGAGGAGGCTGTAGGCGTCGACGGGCGGCAGCACTGTTTCCTCGGCTGCGCCTTCGGGGGTGTCGGGAAGCTGGGTCATCATGGGCCTTTCGATGTGCGCCTGAGGCGCGGGGGAGTTACTCTGGCGGAAGGTCGCCTGCGCTGTCGACCACGTCGGCGATCTCGCTGCGCACGTCCACACGCGCATCGCCGGAGGCAGGAAGCCCGGCCTGCTGCAGCGCAACCAGCTTGGCCTCCTCGGCCTTGATCAGCTCCGCCACCATGAAGCGCATGAGGCGAGAGAAGGGCTGGCCGGTGAGGGCGACAAGGCGATCGCGCTGACCGAGGGGCAGGCGGATCGTGACGGTTTGGTCAGCGGTCTGCGGCATTGCTGGCGAGCTCCGGCGGAAGGGCGCTGGTCTTGACCAGCCAGAATTTGCGGGGCGAGTCCGGCGCCTGCAGAATGCTGCAACGGCGGGCAGGCTGCGCACGCATATGATCGTAGAGCAGGCGCTGGAGCCCCGCCGGATGGTTGGTGCTGACGACGAGGCCGCAGTCCTGCTCCTGCACGGCGGAGAGAAGCGCGGCGACATCGAAGTGCGCAGAGGGGGCTTGCTTAGGCAAGACGTGCTTCCACTTCCTTCATCCAGGTACGTGCCTCATCTTCACTGCGCCGCGAGCCAAGGAGGCGCATACGCGGACCGTCGCTGGTCATATAGGTTTCTGCCAGCCACCACGTATCGTTGTCACGTCCCTGAGGGCTGTCGACACAGTGCAGCAGAATGACAGTACGTGCTTGCGGCATTGCTTGCTCCTGCTTGCTCGCTTAGGAGGATGCTGGGAGAAAGGCCATAACGCCCAGCATCCGCCAAAGCGGAGGAGGCCAGCTTGGACCTCCTCACGCAATGGACGGGTGATTAGCCCTCGGCCTCCGGCTGCGCCTCGGGCGAGTCGAACAGGCCGTCGAGCTGCAGGCCGTCGTCCGAGCTGCCCTTGGTGCGCGCAGCGACGATCTTCTTGGCCGCGGCCGTGAGGGCGTCCTTGTTCGCCTCGTAGACCTTGTCGGCGATCTCGCTGAGGTTGACATCGGCGGGCTTGAGGCCGCGCGCCTTGACGAGCTCGCGCGCCTTGTCCTTGGCGATGTTGCGCGCCTCCTTCTCGACCGGATCGGTGACGCGAGCGACACCCGAGCCACCGCGACGAACACCCGGCTCGTACTGCTCGACGTAGCGGTCGATTAGGGCCTGCGCCGACTCGGCGGTGTGCGGCGTGGCCTCGGTGCCCTCCGGCGAGCCCTCCGGGACGTGGCCGAGGGCCAGCTTGGCGCGGGTGTTGTTGCTGATGTTCTCGGAGAACGTCTGGTTGAGGATCGCGGCGGTCGCCTCGGTGAGGGGCTGGCCGGCGGCGTAGGGCTGCGGCACCTGGACCTTGAAGTCGGCGATGGTGCGCTCGACGCGGGGAGTGTTGGCTTCGATCTGCATGATAGGGTTCCTTTCCGTGACGGGGGCGGCAAGGGTGCGGCCTTTGCGTCGGGATTGAATGTATGCGCGTGAATACGCGCGGTCAACCCCCTTATTCGTCTGGGCTGCTTTTTTCGTTGGCCGGATGCGGCGCGGTGAAGGTGCCAAGCGGGCCGTTGCCGGACCTGATGTAGCGGTAAAGGATTTGCAGCTGTGGGAAGAATGGGGCGAGGGCGATGGCCTGCTGCATGCCGGGGCTGATGCCGAGGTCGGCGTAGACGATCAGCTTCTGCGCAGCGCGCATCCATGCCCAGCCAGAGAGCATGCCGACGTGGCGCTCGTGCTCGGAGGCATCGTCGAAGGCATGGCTGAAGGCGAAGAGGCCATGGCTGGCGATCGGCGCCTCGTGCATCTGGAGGGCGCTGTGGCGAAGGGCCTCGGCGAGGTAGTCCATGTGCGCGTCCCAGCTGTGGGTGGGGGATGCGGCGCATGGAGACTCGATGATGACGAGCGGGCGAGCGTGCAGCTGGCCCACGATGCCAGCGGTGGGGAAGGTGGTGGTCATAACTTCAGGTCTCCAAGAGAGGCGAGCAGGTCGGCAGTGGCCTTGGCCTTGCTGGGGCTGCTAGCGCCGGTGAGGTAGTAGTCGAGGTCGGCGCGCGTGCGTTCTGCGCGGGCGACCATGGCGGCTCTGGCCTCCTCGCGTGCGGCTGCGACGACCTCCGCACGCTCCTGCTCACTAAGGGGGAGCAGGTCGAGGACGTGCATGGCGAAGGTAGCTGTGGTGGTGCCGCGGAAGGCTCGGCCGGGGTCGACTTCGGCGGCGGAGGGGTACATAAGGGACAGGGCTGCGTTGAAGAGTGGGAGGAGGTGAGGGGGAACCTCGTCGATGAGGCGTCCGGGCGGGGTCACTCGTCGTCCTCCTCTGCGAGCCGCGCGCTGCTGTCCTGCATCATGCGGCTGACGAAGTCGTCGATGTTCTCAGCCGACATGTTGAGCTCCTTCGCCGGAATGTCCGGGGCGAGGGGCAGAGGGATGATGGCAGGCGCTGGCACGGCCTCCACGGCAAGGGCCTCGGCTGGCGGGAGGGCGGTGCCATCGGCCAGCTGGATGTTGGGCAAGCCGCCGGGGCTGCTGCTGAACATGACCGGCAGGCGCCCTTGGCCGTCGGGTCCAGCCTCCCAATCGCCCACCGTGACGAGGTGGTGGTTGGGCGTGATGAAGCTGGCGTTGTTCTTGTCGCTTCGCCGACGCAGGCGGTAGAGTTTCTGGCGTAGGCTGACGGCATTGGCCGCGCTGATGGGCGTGATCCAGATGAAGCCCTGCTCGATCGCGGCCGTGTAGATGGAGAGCAGGTAGCTGCGGGGAAAGGCGGTGGAGGTGCTGGTGGGCACGCGGTCGTCGACCTCGTTCACCGCTTGTTTCCTGTGAGCAGGACGACGGCGATGAACGCCGCGAAGAGGAGGTAGGCCGCGAGGCTTACGGTACTGGGCATGTGTGGTCTCCGTGCGAGGGAGGTGAGGGAAGCGTCAGGAAGCGTTGCGCTTCGCGTCGGCGTCTTCCTGCTTCGCCTTGGCGTCGAAGGCCTTCTCCGTGCGCTCGCGCGCGGCGGCGATGCCCTCGTCGGTGGCCTGTGCGGCCTCGGCGATGTCGTCAGCGTAGGCGCCGCCCTGCTCCGGGGGCGCGGCATGGCCGACGACCTGGGAGTTGGCGGTGTTCAGCTGCTCGGCGGCGGGAGTGACCTTCGCGGAGGGGGGATAATCCTCGGGCTTGGGCTCGCGCTGGCGGGTGCCGCCTTCGGGCAGACGGACGCCCGCATCTTCCTCTGCCTGGGCCTGGGGATCGGTCTTGATGCCCTTGGGCTCGGCCGGGGAGGTGGAGTCTTTGGTTGCCATGGCATATGGTTCCTTGTGCTGCAAGCAATGGGCGGGGGTGCCCGGTGCTGGCGAGGGCAGGGTGGGGCAAGGCGGGGCGGGAGGCAAGGTAGCGGTCGCGCCCCGTCTTGCGGCGGGGGAGGTTAGAAGAGGACGTCGTCGTCGAGGGCGGCGCTGTGCTGCGGGCCGGGCGCTGGCTCGACGTCATGCCAGACAGCCTCGTCAA